GGAGACGCCCCGACGTGCGCGGTCCCTGATTGCGGTCGTCCTGCGGACGACGTCCACGAGCCCCTCACGCGCGCCCGTGGCGGCTCCATCATTGACCCGGCGAACATGGCGCCGCTGTGCCGCCCGCACCACACGGAGATCACCGACGAGCAGCCGGCGTGGGCGTACGACCTTGGGCTGCTGGTCCACTCGTGGGACGGCGGTGACGCGGCATGAACATCCGTATCCCACGCCCGGTGAACAGGTCCTTGGACGCTGCGGCACGGCACCCGCAGGCGACCCTCGGAGTCACCGGCGCCGCGTTCTTCGCCATCACCGCCACCACGGTCCTCACGTCCCCGCTCGCCGCCTGGATCACCGGCGCCGCATTCGTCGTGTACATGGCCGCGGTAGGGCACATCCTCCGCGTCGCCCAGCTGCGGTCCCGACTCCGCCAGACCGAGTACGACCTGGCCGCCGAACGCGCCGAGGTTGCCCGTCTCCGCACCGGTGACGCGTCCGCGCCCACGGTGCAGCTCCGCTCTATCGGAGAGGCAGGCGAGTCACTGTGATGTACGACGACTTCCTCGACGGAGCAGCGGAGACCACCGACGTTTTCCCCGCGGTCCGGGCGGAGATCAGCGACACCGCCGTCGACGGGCATCCGCCGATCCCCGTCACGCTCGCACGCCGGCCCGCGCACCGCCGCGAGAGCCCGCACCGCCGTTCGTGGGCGGGCCCCACCGCGGGAATGACCGCGGTCCTCTGCGCCGCGCTCGTCGCGTTCGCCGTGGCGTACGAGCTCGCGAGGCCGCCGCACACCCCGCTCGCGTCCGTACCCACCCCCACCGAGTCGAGCGAACCCGCCGAGCCCGCCCCGACGGTCACCCGGCCGCGGTCGTCGGCACCGGCCGCCCGACCGGTCGACACGGACCCGTCCCCGGAGCCCACGCCGCGGCGTACGCCTTCGCCCTCGCCGACGCCCACCCCGTCGCCGTCGAAGACGGCCCCGGCCCCGTCTCCGACGCCCAGCACCTCGACGCCGGTGGCGCCGTCCCCGACGCCCGCGAGCACCACTTCGACGGCCCCGTCGGAGACGCCGTCGACCACGGAACCCGAGCCCGAACCGGAGCCGGAGCCGACGAATGAGTGACACCGAGCAGCTCGAGCGCGAGGTCCGCCGCCTCCAAGCCATCATCGTCACCTGCTACGGCGTGATGCACACGGCCGCGGTGATGCTCGAGGAGGGCCACTCCCGCGGCGATGTCGCCGAACACCTCGAGCGGGGCGCGAACGGTGCCGCCGCCACGCAGCCGGCGGGTGACCGCCGATGACCCGCCACCGTAAGCAGCCTCGCCTCCCGGGTGTCATGCCCCCGGCGGGCGAGGCCACCAACGCCGGGCAGGAGGGGGCACGGGCCCCCGAGCGTGTCCCGCCTGCCCGGCCCGGCCCCGGCGTGGTGTGCACCTGCGAGCACCTCGACGTGCTCCACAACCTCACCGCCACGGGGCGCCGCACCGCCTGCTCCGTCTCGACCGGCCCGAACGCCACCAGATGCGGATGCCGCGAGTTCACGTCCGCCGTACTCCAGACCGAGGAGAACCCCTCATGAGCTACCCCCACTTCACCACCGACTGCAGCGAGCACCACGACCTCGTCCGGGACTTCCCGGGGCGCCGCCCCACCATCACGGTCCTGTGCGGATCCACCCGCTTCTACGACGAGTTCCAGAAGGCCAACTACGACCTGACCATGCAAGGCCAGATCGTCCTGTCGGTCGGCTTCTACCCGCACGCGAAGGCGGAGCACGGCCACGGCGAGGGCGTCGCCCACGACTCGACCGAGAAGGTCGCGCTCGACGAACTCCACAAGCGGAAGATTGACCTCGCCGATGAGGTCCTGGTGGTCTCGGACGCCTCCGGCTACTACGGCGAGTCGACCCGCAGCGAGATCGCATACGCGCGGGCGCACGGCAAGCCGGTGCGGTTCCTCATCGAGACGATCGAGGAGCGCGCCTCGTGAAGATCGTCTACCGAAGCACGCATCCGGACGTCCTCGAACACTGGCGAAACACCGGCGCGGCCGAAGCACAGGTCGCCTGGCGCGACCGCGTCGACGCCACCCTCACCGACCTCGGCTTCCCCGACAGCAACCCCGTCGTACAGGGCGAAACCCGGGTCATCGGTGTCACCCACAACGGGGAACCCCCGGCAGGCTGGCGCCGCAACCGCGACCTCAAGGGCACCATCACCCCGGCCCGCCGCACCACCACGGGCAAGGAGATCGGCAAGCGTCTGGACGCCCTCCGCCGTCCGGACCCCCGCAAGAACATGCCCGGCGGCATGCCCGAGGTCGCGTTCACCGGCCACACGTTCATGCAGTGCGGCATCGCCCCCCACGGTGACGCCATCTACGTGACTTGGGGCGCTGAACTCGACTCCGGCGACGCCACGCACATCGCCCCCGAGGTGTGGGAGCGGATCAAGACGTCGGAGTTCTACGCCGTCCTCGAGGCCGAGGAGGCGAAGGCGTCATGACGTACCTGTACACCGACATGGCCGGCGACACCCTCGAGGTCGTCCCCGCCCGGGGCGGTCTCCGTCTCGTCGCGGCCGACGAGGCGGACGGACACCGCACCTGCATCGAGATCGACGACACCTGCCTCGACGAACTGGTGGCCGCAATGTACAAGGCTCTGCGGGCCGCCCCGCGCCGCTCACGCTCGAGCAGACCGGCACCGATGACTGGGCACGCGTCGTGAGCCGGACCAGGAAGGTCGGTGCTTGATGGCGCTCTCACACCAGGTTGAGCAGGCCGCCCGCGTCCAGGCGAAGCCGATCGGCGGGCAGATCATCGACGACGCCTACCTCTCAATGCCCGCGATGGACCCCGAGGTCGAGGCCGCCATCAACCGCGAAGCAGCCATCGGCGTCGCCGACGTGGCCGTAGCGCAGCACCCCTGCGAACTCGACCGGGACGCGGGCATCACGACGTGCACCCATCCCGACCACGCACGGGACGCCGCGTGGACCCAAGCCGCCCTCGACGTCCTCGGTCTCCACTCCGACGACCTACCCGAGGAGGAGACCGGGCCGGAAAAACGCGGCCCGCGCCGCGCCGGGTTCATCCGGCCGGACTTCACCTGGCAGGAAAAGGGCGCCTGCCAGGGCGACGACCTAATCCTGTGGTTCGGGCCGCCCGGCGAACGACGGGTCGACATGCTCCGCCGCGAGAGCGTCGCGAAGGAAATCTGCAGCTGGTGCCCCGTCCGCGAAGCATGCCTCGAATGGGCCTTCACCCAGAACGAACGCCACGGCGTGTGGGGCGCGCTCGGCGAAGAGGAACGCGCCGACGCGCGCCGCCGTTGGCTACGCCGCCGCGCATCCAACCGAGTCGACCAGACGGCGGACGCGGCATGAGCGACCCCGCCTCGGACCTGGTCGAGGAGATGCTCCCCACCGCCCTCGAGATGGTGGTGAACGTCCACGACCGCGACGTCCCCGGCACCCACGCCGCCCTCGCGCCCGTCCTGTTCAGCGGCGACACCGACCAGATCGCCAGCCTGGTGATCGCTCTGGCCGCGCTCGTCCCCGATGACGTCCCGGTCGCGGAGCTCGTGTCGTGGACGCACGGGCAGGACCAACTGCCGTTCGGGCAACTTATCCTCGCCGCGGGGGAGAAGTGGTGCGGGACCTGCCAGCAGGTCCGGGCCGCCGTGACTTCCACAAGGACCGGTCACGTCGGGACGGGCTGTACGCGCGCTGCAAGGTGTGCGTGTCGGAGGAGTACCAGCAGCGCAAGGACCGCGAGCAGCGGGCGGGCGCCTCCCAGGCGGAGGCGGCGGCATGAGGTCAAGCCTTGCCGTGGATCATGCGCGACACATGCGAGTCGGTGTAGCGCCGGTCGATCGCTTCCACGATTTTTGTGGGCTTCATCCCCTGCTCGGAGGCTTCGAGGATGAGCCGGCGGAGCTCCAGACGGGTCCGCTCGGCGGTGGCCTCGGCGCGCTTGTTCGAGCGTGCGGCCTTCCTCAGGTCGGCCTGCATCGTTGCCTCTTCCTCGGGGGTCACGCCCCCATCGTCGCACAGGTACTTAGTCGGGTCACCTCATGGGCCTGCATCAAGACCCGTGGACATGATCCTAAAACATGATGTTAGATCATGAGGTGACATCATGAGGTGCAGCAAGTAGTCTCTAGTCGCATCCGAGAACGAACAGGGGAGTGCATCACCTGATGGCTGGCCGTAAAGAGGCACGGATCTTCGCCTCGATCTGGAGGGACAAGACGTTCCTCGAGAGGTCCGCACGTGAGCAGCGCATGTACTTGTTCCTGCTCAGTCAGCCGGACCTCAGCTTCTGCGGTGTGATCTCGCTGCGGATGCGCCGCTGGGCCCGCTCAGCCGTCGACCTCACGGCCGCCCAGGTTCAGGAAGACCTGGAAGGGCTCGCGAAGACCGGCCCCACGGGAGAGGCCGAAGAGGAGGGCAAGCGCCCGCTGATCGTGGTCGACGAGGACACCGAAGAGGTACTCCTCCGCTCCTTCATCCGCCGCGACCGCGTCTGGAAGAGCCCCAACCTGCTGAAGTCCGCTCGGGAAGCCGCAACTCTGGTCGAGTCGCCGAAGATCCTCGCGGAGCTCCTCGCCGAACTCCACCGGCTTCCCGTCGCGGAGAGCAACTCCTCTGAGGCCAGGCAGGTCCTGCGCGCTTTCATCACGGACATCGAGGCTCGGCTCGGCGTGGAGCGGGGAACCCCACCGAAGGGTTCCTCGGCCCCCAAGCCGAACCCTTCCGAGGCGGAATGCCTTGGGTAAGGGTTCCGCGAAGGGTTCCCGAATCCCTTCCAACAACGGTTCAGCACCCCAAGAGCAGCCAGCGAAGGGCGACGAAGACCCCGCAGCGGGACCTGCCGACACGACCGGCCTGCTCCCCGGCATGCCGGACCCAGCACCCCCCAAAGCGCCGGACCCCGGCAGCGACGACGACCCCGACTGGGTGAAGTTCTGGTCCGGGTGGCCGAAGAAGACCGGGAAGGCCGCCGCGCGTAAGGCGTGGGCGAAGGCCGTGAAGAAGGCCGCCCCGTTCGTGATCATCGCGGGCTCCGAGCGTTACCGCGAGGTCGTGAAGTCCGAGGGCCGCGAGCAGCGGTTCATCAAGGACCCGGCCACCTGGCTGAACGGCGAGCACTGGACAGACGAACTCGAACTCAGCCGGAGACAGCAGACCGGCACTGACGGCCCCTTCGGGTTCGGGCCCCTCGACAACGTCAACGACCTCTGGAAGGACCGCCGATGACCGGCGACGAATACGAAGAGTTCCTCCGAGAGGACCAGCAGGCCCGCCTCGCCCGGTTCTACGACCGGCGCCCGGCCGCGTTCGCCAAACGCGGATGGCTCGACAACCGCGTCCACGCATGGCTCGAAGGCATGGTCCGCGGCGAGAACCGCGCCCTCGCTCTGGAGGGCCCCACCGGGACGGGCAAGTCCTGGAGCCTGTGGAAGTGCGTCGAAACGCTCCTGCACAACGGGTGGCGCGGCCGGTGGGAGATCGTCACCGCCACCGGCTTCGCGGAGGTGATCCGCCCGCCCGTCGACGATGAGCGCCTCCGCAGGATGCGGGAGTGCGAGTTCCTCGCCCTCGACGACCTCGGGGCATGGCGCCTCAAGGAATGGGGAGCCGAACACCTGTACTCGGTCGTCGACCACCGGTGGGCGAACGAACTCCCGGTCGTGGTCACGTCGAACTACCCGGACCTGGTGAAGATCCTGGGCGACCGGATCGGATCCCGCCTCGGCGACGGGTACACGCGCGTCGAGTTCGGCGGCCCGGACCGGAGGGCGTCATGACCACCAGCGACGCGAAGTACGCGTCCGAGCGGGCCCTGATCGGCGCCGCGATGTCCACGACCGACCTCGCCGTCACGGTCGTGGAACAGATCCACGCCACGGACCTGCGCGACCCGAACCACCAGACGATCTACGGCACCGTCCTGGACCTGGTCGGCAAGGGCAGCCAGGTGTCCCCGCCGATCGTCCTGTCCGAACTCCAGAAAGGCGGCCACCTGGTCGGCCGCCTCGACGGCCCGCTCCTGTACGCCCTCGTCGAGGAAGCCGCCCTCCCCTCACAGGTCGGCTACTACATCGCGGACGTGAAAGCGCGAGCGTGGAAGGCGCGGCTGTGGCAGTTCGGTGTCCGCGTCCAGCAGGCCGGCAGAACGGGGTGAACGCCCGCCGGAGGACGACGCGGAACTCCTGCAGTCGTGGCTGGACGAACTGTCCGACACCGACTCCGGCTCGGGCACTGTCCAAGCTTCGGAGCTGGTGCATTCGGTCATCGACGAGATCGAGCAGGGCACCGACGCTGACCGTGTCCCCACCGGGTTCATCGACCTCGACTCCCTCATGTCGATCCGCCCCGGGCACCTCATCGTGGTCGGTGCCCGCCCCGGCATCGGCAAGTCCACGTTCGGGATGGACGTCGCCCGGCACGTCGGCATCAAACGGCAAGAGCCCGTCTACTACGCGACGCTGGAGATGTCCGGCAGCGAACTCATGAAGCGGATGATCTCCGCCGAGGGCCGCGTCCCACTCCACGCGATCCTGCACCACACCAGAACCGGGCACTCCTCAAAGAGGACGACTGGGCACGCATGGCCACCGCCATGGAGAAGATCCAGCAGTCCGCCATCACGATCGACGACACACCCGGCGCCGGGCTCGCACGCATCCGCGCGCGGCTCCGCCACATGAAACGCACCACCGGCGTCCGCATCGCGATCGTCGACTACCTCGGCATCCTCACCACATCGGGCCGCACGGAGAACCGGCAGCAGGCCGTCGCCGAACTGACCCGCGGCCTGAAGCAGATCGCCCGCGAGGTCGGCGTCCCCATCATCGTGCTGGCCCAACTCAACCGCGAGGTCATGGGCCGCCAGGACCGCCGGCCGATGTCGAGCGACTTGAAGGACTCCGGCGCGATCGAAGCCGACGCGGACGCAGTGATCCTTCTGCACCGCGACGACGCCTACGAGAAGGAGTCGCCGCGCTCGGGCGAGGCCGACTTCATCGTCGACAAGCACCGTCACGGCCCCACGGCGACCGTGACGGTCGCGTTCCAGGGCCACTACTCGCGCTTTGTCGACATGGCCGTGGAGCCGACTCCGTCGAGCCCCGCAGCCAAGGGCCACCTGCGGCCTGTGTCCTAACGGGCTTCCCCCCCCGGAGACCAGCAATGAGCTACTGCGAACCCGTCTACACGGATAACTGCCCCGCGTGCCTGGAAGGCCCCCACGCCCCGACCGGCACCCGCATCGAAGGCGCGGACCTCGTCGGCGACTACGCGTGCACCGAGTGCGGCCACATGTGGCGCTGCTGGTGGAACATCTCCACTCTCCCGTCGGATGGCGCGTCGGCAGGTGACGCCGCATGAACGGCGAACTCGTCTACCGCAAGGACGGCGAAGAGACCAAGTTCAGCCTCTTTGAGCCCGACAAGCGCGGCCAGGAAATCATCGCCGAACTCCACGGCAGTGGGATGAGCGCAACCGACCCCGTGCTGTTCTGTGAGGCGACCGGCCGACCTCAGGCGGTCTACCTCCGTGAGGTCCGCGGCGCAATGTTCGCCAGCCACTTCGACGGGACCGCCTGCTCCAACCACAGCCCCTCGTTGATGAGTGATGAGCACAAGCGGCAGGTCGAGTACGTCGTCCGCGCCGGCGAGGCTGCTGGGTTTTCCGTCGAGACCGAAGTCTCGCTGGGAACTGGTGTCCGCCCCGACATCGTGTTGCGCGGCACGCACGGCGTGGCGGTCGAGGTCCAGCGGTCGGCGCTCAGCAAGTACCACGCCATCACCCGGACAGCCAAGGCTGTTGAGGCGGGGCTGCTCACCTCCACATGGATCAGCGACCGCGACTACCCGGAGGACAAGCCCAACTGGTTCTGGCGAGTGCCGTCCGTCGGCATGAACAAGCAACTGTGGGAGGCCCTGCCGCCCGCACGCGGTGTCACGGCGCTTGGACTTCGAGAGATCCGCATGGCCCGCTGCGCCTTGCCCGACTTCCCGACCTGCCCGATCACCAAGGGCCGTCCGTGTGGTCGCTCGCACGTCAAGCACGAGCCTTGGGGTGGCATGACGCTGGACGACGTCGCTGAGATGGCGCCCGAGCGCGGCATCGTGCCGGTCAACTGGTTCGACCAGTACACGCTGCTCGTCTCACCCAAGTCGCGTGCATTGTTCGAGGGAGCCACCGGCCGCTCGTCGGATTGGCAGCCGGAGGTGCGTCCGACTACCCACCGCAAGAGCCACCTCATCGAATGCGCCGAGCCCGAGGAGGCGACTGCCCCTGAATCTCCGCACTCGGCGGCCGTAGCCCGCCCAGCGCCCATTTTGGACTGGAGCGACCGCTCCCACTGGAACGGTGGCCGTCGGCTGCCATGCCGACACTGCGGCGGACTCGCGTCCCTGCTTGACGACACGGGCAGACCCTCGCACAAGGCGTGCGCCGAGGCCGCGATTGCGGGGTCGTCATGACCGCCACTCCACCGCGGACGCTGATCTGCGACGACCAGGCCATGAACTTCTACCTCGGCACGCACCGACCGCGATGGCTGGTCGACGCGCCGCACGAGGTGTCGCTGTTCATCTCCCACCGTGTCCTGGCCCCGATGAAGAAGCTGCCCCGCCCGGAGTGGCGGCACTACGCCGTCGACTCGGGCGGCTTCACCGAACTGTCGATGAACGGCCGGTGGGTCACCACCCCCGGCGAATACGTGGAAGCGCTGCTCCGCTACGACGACGAGATCGGCGACATCGCGTGGGCTGCACCGCAGGACTGGATGGTCGAGCCCGTCATGCTCGACCGGACGGGCCTGACGGTCCGGGAACACCAGGAACGCACCGTCTCCAACTTCCTTGAGCTGGAAGCCCTCTGGCCGGAGCGCGGCGCGGGCGACTGCCCGATCATGCCCGTGATCCAGGGCTGGACCCTCGACGACTACCTGCGGTGCGTCGACCTGTACGAGTCCGCCGGCGTCCGCCTCGCGGAGAACTACCCGGTCGTCGGTGTCGGCTCCGTCTGCCGCCGCCAGAACACGAGCGAGATCGCGCTCATCTTCCGCGAGCTCGCCCAGCTCGACCTCCCGCTGCACGGCTTCGGTGTGAAGACCGGCGGCCTCGCCCGGTACGGGCGGTGGCTCACCACCGCAGACTCCATGGCCTGGTCGTACCAGGCCGCCGCAACCCGCCCCTGCCCGGCTGTGTGGGCCACAAGAACTGCGCGAACTGCATGCGGTACGCCCTCGCCTGGCGCACCCGCGTCCTCTCAACCCTCGACGCGCCCGTACAGCTCGACCTCACCCTCGACGACTTGGAGACAGCAGCATGACCGCCCCGAACCCGAAGAACGGCACCTGCGGCAGGTGCAAGCAGCCCCGCCCCGTGTTCCCCGCGAAGAAGGAGTGGGGGCGAGTCCCCGCGGAGATGTGCTTGCGCTGCTGGCAACTGTTCGCAGAAGCCCGCGCGAACAGCACCTTCGTGGATTGGGGCGACGCCTTCGACAACGCCACCGACGAGCAACTCGACGAGCACATCTACGAGGCGGGGACGTCGTGACTCGCACGAAGAACCGCATGTGCGTCGGGAAGGTCCGCCACGCCGACAAGAAGTCGGCAGAGGCCGCGCTGCGAAGGATGGTGCAGGAAGGTGCCCGCCGCTCCCGCCTGAACGTGTATCGCTGCAGCCACTGCGATGGCGGCTACCACGTCGGCCACGTGGGGAGGCGCCGGTGACCTTCGCCGAGGAATCCCTCCCGAACCTGCTGCGCGCGACCGCGACGCTCATTCGGATCACGCACGGCCCCGGCTGCCCCGATCTCGCGACGCACCGTCGTGCGGCGGAACTGCTCGAGCGGGCCGCGGACGCCGAAGAGACCAGCACCGAACTGCGGGCGGGGGAGCGGAGGGCCGCGATCCAGACAGCCCACACCTACCTGGCCACGAACGAACCGGTGAAGGCAGGCACCTGATGACCGCCCATGGAACGAACGCCCGCTACAACGACGGCTGCCGCTGCACGCCCTGCACAACGGCGCACCGAGACGAGCAGCGCCACCGCAACCGCATGATCGCCTACGGTCGCTGGGACCCCTGGATTCCTGCCGACACGGTGCGCGCCCACGTCCGCGTGCTGATGGCGCAGGGCGTCCCATTTCGCCGCGCGGCCAAAGAAGCCGACGTTTCCTACTACACGATGGAACGGCTGTTGTACGGCGACTCGGGAGGGCCCCCGCCGAAGAAGATCCGCAAGGACACCGCCCTGCGGATCCTCGCCGTTCATGCGTCTCCCGAGCTCGTCAGCGACGTTGCCAGCATCGACTCGGCAGGCACCGTCCGCCGTCTCCAAGCCCTCGGATGCCTCGGCCACCCGCAAGCCGACCTCGCGGCGCGGCTCGGTGTACGCCCGGACCACCTCGGCCGGATCCGTCGCACTGGCCGGGTCTCGGCTGGCGTCGCCCGTAAAGTGCGCGCTCTCTACGACGAACTCTGGAAGGTGCGGCCCGAGGGGAAAGCCGCAGACCGCGCCCGGCTCGCCGCACGCCGGTTCGGGTGGGCACCGCCGATGGCGTGGGACGACGACCGCATCGACGACCCCAAGGCGAAGCCCGCTGGCGTCCGCACGGAGGCGGCGTGAACTACTTCCGCTCTTCCTGCTCCCTGGCAGCCACGCGTTCTTCGATGGACTCGCGAGCAGGGCGTTCGGGCAGCTTCGCGCCCGGCCGCCGCAGGTACCAGCGGATGAACTGCCGGACCAGACCGTGCGCGTTCCGGCCGGCGACCGCACGGAGGTCGTCCCAGTCGTCCTGCGGGATGCGGATGTACTGCACGGGCGTCTGGCCGGTGCGTGGGCGCCCCACGTTGTCTCCTCTGCCTGCAGGTTTCTGTACGGACAGGATCATAGGGCCCTCCTTCGCCACGACCTCGTTTCTGTCCTCACAAAAATACCTTGGTTCTGCTGGCTCGATGTCGTACCCGACGGGTATTCTTGTACTAACAAAAATGCTCGTGACCGGGAGGGCCTTCGTGGACGCCTGGACCATCCGCTTCACCGAGACTGACCGCAGGCCCACCCAGCTCGACCCGATGCCCGAGGAAGAGAACGCCTGATGGCCACCACGCGCCAGAAGAAGAACCGCACCGCCACGCACCGGCCGGCCATCAGGCGCCGCCGCTTCCGCCACGACGACCTCATCGCCGTGGACCTCTTCAGTGGGTTCGGTGGCTTGACTCGCGGTATCGAGATCGCCGGGTTCACCACGATCATGGCCGCGAACCACAACACCTACAAGGTGGAAGTCCACGAGGCGAACCACCCCAACGCCGAACACTGGATCGCCGACCTGGTCGACCCGGAGGCGGCGGACTATCACTCCGCCCGAGATCTCCCCGCGGCCGACCTCCTCGTCGCCGGAATCTCATGCGTCAATCACTCGCAGGCCAACACGATCAAGGCATACGAGCAGGGCCTGACGCTGTTCGAACTCGATGACCCCGACTTCGAGGAGCGAGTGACCCGGTCCGAGCGGGATCGGGCGACCGCATCCTGTGTCCTGCACTACGCCGCTCAGCACCACCCCCGCCTGATCCTGATCGAGTGCACGACCGAACTCACCTCGTGGGGGCCGTCGATCCCCGGCCGCCCCAAGGTCGGTGACGGTTCCACCTACCGGTGGTGGCTCAAACAGTTCGATCTGCTCAACTACCAGCACCAGGTCCTGTACCTCAACTCGATGTTCTTCGGCGTCCCCCAGTCGAGAGACCGGCTGTACATCGCGTTCTGGGACAAGTCCCTCCCCACCCCCGACCTTGACCACAGGCCGACGTCGCGGTGCACCCGCTGCGACAAGGAGGTCGAGGCGGTGTGGACCTGGCGCACCGGGATCCCGCCGACCGGATCGGTGCGGTACGGCAAGCAGTACGAATACCGATGCCCGTCCTGCCGTCGCCCCGTCGTTCCGCCGATGACGCCGTCGCTGGCCGCGCTCGACCTCACCGACCTCGGGACGCGCATCGGCGACCGGGAGAAGCCGCTCAAGCCAGGGACGATGGCGCGGGCGGAGCGGTGCCGTCGGCGGTTCGCCGAGTTCCCCGCAGTGCTGATGCCGGCGAAGGCCGTGCACGGATCGGAACGGCACCTGTGGCAGCCGCTCGCGACACAGACCAGCCAGCAGGAAACCACGCTCCTGTCGACAGCGCGGTGTTCGCTGCGCACCGCCACAACGGGGACGGGAAGAACATCGCCCTGCCGATGGACACGGCGACGAGCACCCACGAGAAGGCGCTCTTGCTGGCGGTGGACAACTATCAGGGAGGCCCGCGCGGTGTCGGGACTCCGCTGCCCACTCAGGTGGGGTCGGAGACGCTCGCCGTGGTGTCCGCCGGGGTCATCCCGTATCGCAAACACACCCTCCCTGCGGTGCACAACGAAGCGATGCCGACGTTCACCTCGGATCAGGTCCCGGGGCTCTTGACCGCAGCCGGGACGGTCGACCACAGCACCTATGAAGCGCAGCTCATGGCCCAGTGGAGTGCCCGACTCGAGGACCTTCCGCTGGAGGACTGCTACTTCCGCATGATGGCCAAGCACGAGATCGGCCGCGGTTGCGGCTTCGACGTCGACTTCCCCGGCTACAGCGGCACGTTCGTCGTTTGGGGCTCTGCCCGCAACCAGGTCGACGGTTTCGGCAACGCCGTGTCCCCGCAGGTCGGCGCGTGGATCGGGGCCCGACTGCGAGCCGTCATCCACACCCGCCAGGACCGCGGCCCCGACTACGCCACCGCCGCCTGAGGCATCGAAGGAGACAACGCATGCCCTCCGAGAACCTGCCCGACGAACTGCTGCTTGCAGCGCTGTCTGCATCGACCGGGAAGACGCTCAAGGACCTGTACGACCTGATCGAGGTCGACGGTGGCGACCACGCCGCGATGGAGCGGGCGCTGCGTGCGGTGCTGCCGCTCCACGAGCGGATGGTGCGCGAGCAGGTCGCGCCGAGTTGGAGGCGGACGCTGACGCGGTCGAGGAGAACAGCGCCCCTCACCCCGCCACCGCTGCGCACGTGTCCACGCTCCGCGCCGCCGCCCGCGTCGCCCGAGGAGAGACCCGATGACCGAGCCGACCACGCCCAACAGCCCGCACATCATCCGCGTCGGGCAGGTCTACGAGCCGTGCCAGCCGACGTTCGTCGTGGACGGCATGGAGACCTACACCTGGATCCGCGTCCTCAGCAAGCCGATCGGCACTCCGGGCCTGTACGGCTTCGGCAAGGTCCAGGTGGCCACGATCACGCCCGAGGGACGCGAGGTCCGCCCGCGTCGTCTCGCGGTCAGCGAACTGCACGCGTCCGGGACCACGAAGCACGGCGAGCGGCGTCGGACCGGCTACCGGCTCATCTCCGATCCCCTTGAGGGAGAGGGCCGGTGAGCGCACCTCACGTCCGTTCGTGGTTCCCGCCGACATGGTCCGGTTGGCACTTCCCCGACGAACACCATCCCTCGACGAGGGCCTTTCAGTGGTGGGCTGACATGCGTAGATCGCCGTGCGAACTCTGCGGGGCACCTGCTGGTGCCATGTGCGTGACACGGCGAGGTCACACGACTTCTAACCACAGAGCACGCGCGACGGGCGCACCAGCCGCCCATAAGCTCCGACGCCCTCAAGGAGACACATTGAGCGAGCCGACCGTCCGCGTCACCCGCTACGAGGTTTCATGCCTCCCGCCTGACAACATCAACGCCCCGCACTTCACCATCACGGTGGAGTGGCGCGGCGGCGGCCTGTGGGCCGTCTGCAGGTTCCAGCAGTGCCTCAGCCGGAGCGGCCAGTGGAGCTACGAGCCGTCGCCGTCGAACCGCTCCGACGAGTGGAAGGCGATGCACCGCTTCGACCTTGAAACGGCCCTGCGGTTCGCCAAGGTGCACGCGCCGCGCATGCGGGTGAACGGCTACACCGTTGCTGACGTCCTCGAAAAGGATGTCGAGCAGTGAGCCCCCGCCGACTCCAGAGGAAGCGCACCAAGGGTTGGCGTAAGCCGCCCGGTGCGGTGATCGTGACGCGCCCGTCCCGCTGGGGCAACCCGTGGCGGATCGGTGAAGGCCCCGACGCCCTCAGCCGCGAGGAAGTCGTCCGCCGGTTCGCGCAGTACCTCCGGGACCGTCAAGGCCCCCGCGCGTCCTGGTACCTCATCGACTACCCGTCCGACGCCGAGATCCGCGCGAACCTCGCCGGCCGGGACCTCCTGTGCTGGTGCCCGCTCCCGGCCGAGGGGGAGCCGGACGTGTGCCACGGCGCGGTCCTCCTCGCGCACGCGAACGGGCTGCCGGGCCGTGTCGGCTACGCCCCCGCGGACAACCCGCAGCCGTGGCGTAAGTCCGTCACCGTCCCCACCGTCGGAGAACTCCTGTGACCGCCGGACTCATGACAGTCCTCGGTGACCGGCAAGCGTGGCAGGACCTGTACTCGTCGGAAGACGCCCCGAGCCGCGCCCGCGTTGAGCAACTCGCCGAACGACTCCAGAACGAGGTCGACGGTGAGGTCGAGCAGATGCTGCACCTCCCGTTCCCCGAACGCAAAACCCTCCTCGACGAAGCCGTGTGGGAGCTCGCGCAAGGCGCCGACGTCCTCCTCTACGCCGGTGAAGAGAACGGGAAACAGGCGTTCGCGGCGCTCCTCCGGATCGTCGCGATCCTGGCGCTGCAGCCCGGCGGGATCACATTCCTCGGGCACCACTGGTGCGTCCTGCACCGCCTGTGCCGGTCCGCGATCCAGATCACCGTGACCAGCGGGAGGCAGGTGTGAGCGGCAAGGAGCAGCGGAAAACGTCCGGGTCGTACTACACGCCCCTGTCGCTCGTCGACTGCCTCCTCGACAGCACCCTCGACCCGCTCATCGACACAGCGGAGCAGGCCCCCGACCCGGAGGAGGCGCTCCGGGAACTGACGATCTGCGACCCTTCGTGCGGCGCCGGAGTGTTCCTGATCCGCGCCGCCCGCCGCGTCGCCGACCACCTCGCCGCCAACCGTGCCGACGGGGGAGACCCGGCCCGGTCCGTGGTGGAGCAGGCCCGCCGCGACGTCGCCGCCGACCAGATGTACGGCGTGGACTTGAACCCGGCCGCCGTCGACATCACCCGCCTCGCCCTGGCAGCCGAGGCCGCGATGGACGGGAAGCCGAACCCGTTCCTCGGCCACCGCATCAAGCACGGCAACGCCCTCATCGGCGCCACACCCGCGCTCATGGCGGCAGGGATTCCCGACGGGGCGTTCCAGCCGATCGAGGGCGACGACGCCAAGTACACCGCAGAACTTCGGAAACGAAACCGGGTCGAACGCGAAGCCCTCCAGCACCACCCCGACGACGCGCGGGACGACGGGCAGCTCGACCTGTTCGGGGAGGTGGTCTGAATGGCGCCGCCCACCGGCGAGGTAAGGCACGGCTACACGCTGACCGACCTGGAGAAAATGACCCGCGCCGCGGTGGTCGCCGACCGTCTCCTCGTCGGCGACATCGAATACCGGCACGGCATCGCCTATTCCGCCATCGTCGAATGCCTTTACGCCAGCGAGGAACCACCCGACCGCGGCCACCTGATCCGCGTCGGCTGGCAGGCGATCGCCCTCGACGTCCGCTGGAGTCTCCGGCACGCCGGCTACCCCGATGACGGACTCCCGGGCGACGACACGCTACGACCGCGATTTCTGCAGTTCTGGGAAGACCACAAGATCGTCCCTTCGCCCGAGGCGAAGGTCGTGGAGACCCTGGCCGCACGCCAAGTCGTCGACACGCTCTCACCCATCTACCGTGACGCGCTCGTGGCGCTGGCCGTCCACGACACCTACCAGGCTGCGGCCGAAGCACTTGGAATTTCCTACGTCGCGTTCAAGGCACGCATCACCGTCGCCCGGAAACAGGTCTTGGCGAACTGGTTCCAAGGGGAGACCCCCCGACGCACCAATCGGGCCGACCGTCGTGTCGCGCGTACGGGCGCGACCGCGCTACGCACTGCTCGAGCGGACACGAGTGGACCCCGGAAAACACCCGCACGCAGCAGCGCATCGTGCGCGGCAAGCTCGCCAGAAGCCGAGTCTGCCGCGCCTGCGAACGAGACCGGTACTCCAGACGGCGGAACGAGCCCAAGCCTGCAAAGGAGGCAGCCTGACATGTCGATCTACGCAACATGGCTGGCCATCGACGACGACGGCCACAGTGAACGCTGCGCCGTCTATGAGGAGATGCCGCCCGGCCAAGGCTGGGCAGAGGGCGCCGCCATGGCCGTCGGTTTCGGCGAGCCCGTCTACTTCCGGCGCACGGACGAGCCCTGCGACTGCGGGAACCAGCCGCCGCTGATTTACCAGGGCTCCCACGTCAACCCTTCCGAGAAGGACCGCCGCGGCGGGTCTCTCGGCATCGCGGCGATCCCGAACCACTGTCACCCCTCGGTCCGCGGCACCCCCACCCTCGACGGCCCGCCCGTGGAGTACCTCCGCCTCACCGCCGAAGAGGACCCCGCCACCTACGGGGACACCACCCCGGGCCTCGCCCAACTCGTCCTCGACCGCGCCCAGGTCGAGCGGCTCCGCGACACCCTCACCACCTGGCTGACAACGAAGGAGCGCTGGTGATCTGCCCGAAGTGCCGTGAGAGGGACCACCTCGCCTGCACCACCCCCGACTGCACCTGCGGCCACGCCGATAGCCCCGTGCGTCCCCTGACGGACCTCGAGCGGCAGGCGTCCGCGCCGGCCGCCTCGACGCGCACGTGATGCCCCGCGAGGCCGAGGAGGAGCCCCGTGCCTGAGCCCACGCCCGGCAGTCGGTCCGAGGACCTGCTACGTAGTGCGCTGCGCGCCGCGATCCCCGCCGCAGGGCGACACCAGGTCACCATCGCCGACGACCTCGGGATCACCACCAAGCACCTGTGCGCCATGCTCACTGGCCGGGCCCGCCTCACCCTCGATTGGGCTGAGCGGATCGCGGAGGCATGCGGGCATGAAGTGGTGGTCGCCGTCGAGCGGCGCAGCGAACCCGACGGCATCACCGTCTACCCCGCCAGCGAACCCCTGTACGGCCGCTGCGATACCTGCGGTGAGATCCGCTGGCAGACGGAGTACCACCGGGCCGGACAGCGACCGGAGCGCTCGGACCACTGCGCATGCTGCACCCACCCGCATGACCTTGGGCGCGGCCACCATGAGAACTGGCAGCCCGGCGTGGCGCACACCTGCGTCCTCTGTGCCGACACCTCGCGCGGGGAGGCTCAGTGACCGCGCCCGCGCCCGCGCCGGCCCGCGCAACGCCGCGCCTGGCCGACGGCACCGAATGCTCGTCGTGGGTCTGGCACGCCTGCGCGTGCCCACGACAGTGCGATCCCGACCCAACGGAGGCACCCATGCCCGAGCCGCCCGCGCCCCGGCCGCAGGACGTGCCGGACGAACTGCTCGACGTGGCGTGGCGTGCCGAACTCGCCCGGTGGTCACCCGGAGCCAGCGCCGAGCAGATCGAGGAGTACTGCGACTTCGCGGCGCACCCGTCGATGGCATCCCACCGCGAGGAGCTGCGGCCCGTCGTTGTCGCCGTGCTGGCCGCCCACGAGCGCATGGTGCGTGAGCAGGCCGCCCGCGAGATCCACGACCGTGCCGCCGCCTACGCCGACGTCCCGACCGGGCCGCGTGCGTCGTTCCGGCGCGGGATGGAAGCCGCCGCCCGGCACATCGCCCCCACCCCCACACCTGGCGAGATCGCGGACGCCATCCGCCGTGGCGACGCGATGTTCTGCAGCCCACCAGAGGAGAGCGAATGACCGAGCCCACGCCCCATCCGGCCTCGGCCGATGTGCCCGCACGGCATGACCGGCTCGCCGCCGCGATGCTCACCCCGCTGATCGACCACGGTCTCCGGGAGGCAGTGAAGTGGGTCATGGAACCCGAGATTCTCGCGATCGAGGCCGTGGTCGAGAAGCGGGTCCGCGCTCGCCTCGCCACCGAGTTCCGGGACGCGGCGCAGGCCATCACCGACAGCGGCGGTGAGAACGACGACCCGCTCGCCGCTGCCATCTGGGACACCTGCCACCAGGCGAGCAGCGCCCCCGCCGTCATCGACGACCCCCGCACCATCGCGATTGCCGCGTACCGGCACCTCGCCGACCGCCTCGAAGGAGACACCCCGTGACCGAGCGCATCTACCGGTACGTCGTCCCGGTCGACGACGCGCCCCATACCATCCACCTCACCCTCGCCCACGCCGGGTACGGGCCGCTGCACGTCGCCGCCACGAACGACGAGGTGGAGTTCTGGGCCGTGCACTCCGACGAGTACCCCGACCAGCCGTACACGTTCCAGGTGGTCGGCACCGGCCACCCGTTGCCGCCCGGCGCGCAGTGGAGAGGCACCGCGCCCCGCACTCCGGACGGCTTGGTGTGGCACCTGGTCGAATTGCCCGTGCTCGGCAACGAGGAGACCCCGTGACCGAGCCCCGCCACATCACCGTGAGCCTCACGGTCCGCACCACCGACCTGACCCCGGATGAGGTCCGCCTCCGGATCCTCGCCGCCGTCGGCGACCAGTTCGAGATCAACCACGCCTCCGCCTACGACCTCAACAGCATCCCCGACGAACCCGAAATCCAACTCGTCGTCTGCCCGGTCCGGGGCTTGCTCGGCGCGTACGTGGGCGACGAGGGCCGCGCCGACGAGCACGCCAAGCGCGAGGGCGCGGCGTGGGCCGGGTTCACGGTCGGCGGCGACTACCGGGGCGAGGTGACGGCGTGACCGACGAACGCGACGCCATGCGGGAGGCATTGCAAACCGGCAGGCCCGTTCGTGAGGCACTCATCGAATACCACGCACAGCCCGAGCCCGAGGCAGCTGAGCCCGGCACCTGGTGCGGTGCTTCCAAGCGCGTGTGGCCCGGCCAACCCTTGCCGTGCATCGGGCCGTGCGTCCTGCGCGCTGGTCATGACGGGCCCGTCCATCAGGACGCGAACGGCGGGCAGTGGACCGACCCGCGCCCGGCCACGGCCGAGGACGCGGAGGCGCTGTGCCAGCCACCCCGCCGGAGCCTGCTGCGGGACCTGACCCGCGAGGCGGTCGACGCCGGGACCTACGGCGAGCCTGCACCTGAGATGGCGCCCACGCTCCGCGAGCAGGTTGCTGACCTCATTCGGCGGTGGCACGCCGACCGGGCGACCGTGTGCGACGACACCTGCACCTGCGGCCTCCAGGGCAACGTCCGCGACCAGCTCGCCGACGCCATGCGCGACATGATGATCCAGACCTCGACCGGCGCGGCCGCAGCAGGGGCGGTTGCCCACATCTCGTGGTCGCAGCTTGCCGACGCGGCGCTGCCCGTCGTCGAGGCCGCGCTCGCCCGTGCCCGCGCGTCGTGCTGTGAGGACGGGGAGCGGACGTACGGCGAGATGGAGCGGCACCTTACTGAGCGCGCCGAGAAGGCCGAGGCCACCGTGCAGCGGTCTCGTGAAGCGCTCGCCGCGTTCGACGGGCGCGGCGTCAACAACTTCGATATCCCAACGCCTGCCGAGGTCCTCGACGCGTGGCGCGCATCCCTCGACCAGCCGGAGGCGACGCCGTGACCACCGAGAAAACCGTGAAGGCCGAAGCCGCCGACACCAAGCACGGCATGACCCTCGACGAGCTCGCCGCGCTCGTCCAGGAAGCGATGCGTGCCGAGATTCCCGGCCACACGGTCGTGAAGGTCGTGGCGACGTGGCGCTCGAGCATCAAGCGCGCCGAGGTGAAGGGCTGAAACCTGGGCCCCGAGCCCAGCAATCAAGGGGGGAACCATATGTCCGACGAGATGCACGACTGCGCCCGCGGCATCCACTGCGCCGCCCGCACCACCACCATCGAGGACGGCGAACGCATCACCATCCCCGCCCAGACGTACCGCACGTTCTGCGACGTCGACCGGGACCGCATCGCTGACGTCCTCACCGACCTCCCGGCCCGCTACGCCGAACTCGCGGCCCGGATCGGTGAGCGCCGCCGCAGCGACGGACCCCGCGTGTCCGGCGGAGGACGCACCGCCCCCATCCCCATCAACACCGCCGTCGACGCGCTGCTTCGCACCGTCGAGGAGATCGTCCTGTCCTGGGACGAACGTGTCCGCGACGTCGCTCGCCTCACCGACCTGACCGCTGCCAACCGGGCCGCCGCTATCCCCGTCGCCTGCGGCATGCTCGCGGCGCACGTCGACGTCCTCCTCACCCTCGACCCGGAGACCATGGCCCGCACCATGGACCTCGCCCACATTGAGCACCTCCCGGAAGACGTGAGCGGCTGGGTCCGGTCCGGGGGATGGGTCTTGTACAACGTGGACCTTGGCGCAGAGCACGCCGGCGTCGAACTCCTCAACCTCCACCACCGCACCCTGAAGATGCTCGGCTACACGCCCCAGCATCACCCCCTCATCACCCCCTGCTGGGAATGCGGCGAACGCGGCCTCCGCCGCCACGACGGCACCGCGGGCCTCGCCGACCACGTTGAGTGCCTCAACTGCCGGGAGCAGTACCTCGGAGGCCGCTTGAACCGCCTCATGGTCGAAGAGGACGAGGCGCAGCAGCGCAAAGCCGACCGGGAACGCCGCCACGACCCCAAACGCCACAGCCTCGCTGGCGCGCGAGAAGGAACCGGAGGCCGACGGTGAACCCCGACGACACCCTCAACGCCATCGACGCAGCCCTCGAAGGGTGGAGCGACTACGACGACGTCGTATCCCCCGACGCGATGCGGTGGGCACCCGAGAACCCCGAACCGGCTGGCAGAGTCCAGATCGCGCCGGTCGGTACACCACCGGGTGCGCAGCACGCCTGGACCGACATCGGATGGACTGACACCGACCAGCGGCTGGTCGGCATCTCTCCAGGCATGGCCATCATCGGCGACAACGCGTTCCGGGCGTTCCGTGAGGCCATCCACTCGATAGCGCCGATGACGCAGGTGCTTGTGGTGCCCCTTGAAGGCGCGGCCCGCAGTATCCATGCCAGCACCGCACCGCTGGTCTACGGTGGCGACTACCGGCATCACCGCCGCGGCTGCCCCTTCTGCAACCCGGCAGGCAACCCCAAGCCCCTCAAAGCGAACGCGTCGACTACACCCGACGCCGCAAGAACAGGAGACGCCGTGGCTGAAGAACGAACCGAGACGGAGAACCTCGTTCGAGCGTCCCTGGAACTCCACCGCCGCGCCATGGTCGCACGCGAGGCCGCGCTCGCTTCCGGACTGCAGGGAAGCGCTGCGCTGGGTGAGGTGCTCAACCGCGTTGACTCCCTGGCTCGCGAGTACGCCGCCGAGATCGAGAAGGCTACAGGCGAACTCCGCAACGTGGTGTAGCCAGAGGCCGGTCCGTGAGCATCGGATTCCTCGAACCAACCCCAGGGGATATCAGGGCATCGCTAATATTGCTGATATGGAAGAAGACTCTCAGTCCTTCGGGCGCACCCTCCGCAGTCTGCGGCTCGACGCTGGACTCAAGCAGACCGAGCTCGCACAAACCTTAGGTGTATCCCAAGCCATGGTCTCGAGTTGGGAGACAGGGAAAGCCTTCCCTGGCTCCTACTTCAAGGAACTCAGCGCAGCGCTTAACGTCCCCTACCGGAACCTCGCCGACCAGTACTTCAACTTCTCCAGCCCGATCGAGCGAGCCGTAGTCGCCGACAAGAGCCTGACACGCAAGGAGCAGGACGCGCTCCTCGCCCACTACGGCGCCGTCTCCGGCCGCGACTCACTCAAGATGGCTGAGCGGCTTCGGAACGGGTGGGGAAGGCCCCCGGAAGAGAAGTCCTGAGGGAGCGGCGGACCGCGCCTCACTGGTCAGCCGGACTCCCAAGCGGGGAGACTGAGGGAGAAGCATCCCCAGAAGCCAGGGTGATCTCTCGAACCGCCTCCGCCCCGTAGACCGGCTGAATGAGCCTTGCCCGCTTCAGATACGGGCGTCCAGGGCGGTAACCAGCGTGGGAGATCAGAGACCGGACGAAGTCAGCGTCCGCTGGATGAAGCCGGAACCTGATCTCCCATCCCTTCTTGTAGGTCTCCCACCCTTCGTCCCGTAGCCGATCCTGCTTCGGCTTACGGACATGCCCGCACAGCGAGAAGTACAAGCCGAGGGTGAGTACGGCGACTCGCGGGAGTCCATGAGGGGACGTTACGCCAGTTCACACACCTTGCCTACGCTTTCGGACCGGCCCAATTTGCGTTGACTGCGCCTGCGGTCCAAACTGATCCACAGGAAGCACACGTCTGCCCTCGGAGCGAACACGCCCCGGGGGTTTTCGCATGTCCGGGGGTGTTTCATGGTCGGGCCGGACGGCAAAGAGTACTGGACCACCAAGCAAGCCGCCGAAGCGTTGGACGTCGCCCCCTCCACGATCAGCACCTGGCGTCGCAACGGATACCTCACCCCCGTCCCCAAGAGCCCGCCCCGCAAGCCTCTGTACCGACAATGCGACGTCATCCACGCCGAGAAGATCGCTTACGACAACGCGATCCGTACCTCCGGCTCGGCGAAGCGCACCTCTCGCCGCCACTTCATGCCGCTCACGCAACACCGCGAGCCCGACACCTCCGCAGCGGCCTGACCCGCTGCTCCTGAACGCGCACCCGGCTGTACTCGTTGCTCATCGGACACGGCCCCGGTGCGCCGCGCACCCACCCCTGTGGTGCGCCCCCTTGCGCGGTTGCCAGGCCCCCGCCGCACCGCGCACGGTGCCTGTCCCGTGGCCTCTGAGGGGTGGCCGCGGGACAGGCACCCACCTCGCCCAACACGTTGTTCCGGAGGTTGCTGTGGCCGCTGACCCCGCATGGCTCGAGAAGATGCGGTCCATCGGCTCGATCACGCGCCGCTCCGGCGACCGCGTCCACGAAGGCCGCGACGACAACGGCGACCGCTACAAGGCGACCACGGACGAGCTCGGCAACACCGTCACCGAACGCGCCGGCGACCGCCAGGACGTCACGATCAACGCGCCGCACCTGCGGCAGGTGTCAACCACGTTGGAGGAGCGGTGAACGCGTCAGAACGGGCCGCGCAACTGCGGACCCTCGCCGACCAACACGAGGCCATGGGCGCCCTGGAAGTCGCCCTCGACGAAGCCCTCGCCGCCTACCGCGCCGCCCCCAGCGAAGAGACCAAGAACGCGTACACCAAGGCGTCCGAGAACCTCAGAGCCGCCCGCGTGGAGGCCCGCGGCTCCGGCGTGATGGTCGCCTCCGGCGAGCCCGGTTCGGTCACCATCGGTGCCCCCAAGGTCGGGAAGGCAGGCTGACATGGCGGTCTCCGGATCCGGCCTGTTCGTCGCGACGTTCATCGACGTGTTCGACGCGACCCAGCTCGCCGTCGACCTCAGCTCCACGGGAAACAAGTGGGCGCTGTTCACCAACTTGATCACCCCGAACTTCACCACCGACACCGCCTACGGCGTGGCCCCGTACGACACCAACGAAGTGTCCGGCGCGGGCTACACCGCGGGCGGCGCCGCAGTGGCGTCCCCGACGTTGACGGGCGCGTCTGGCGTCATCACCTACGACCAGGCCGACACCTCCTGGCCCACGTCGACGATCACCGGCGCCCGGTGCGCACTGCTGTACGCCGACGGCCTCGCCAGCAACAGCGTGATCTGCCTGGTGGACTTCGGTGCCGACTACAGCACCTCCAACGGCACTCTGGCCGTCCAGTGGAACGCCGCGGGCGTGTTCACGCTCGACCTGGTCCCGTGAGGGGAGACGACCCATGGCGCTGACGTTCACGTACTACTCCCACAACTCCGACATCATCGCGAGTGAGCTGAACGCGACGTACGACCCGTCCAACGGCAACGCGGTGTCGACCGTCCACGTCGACAACAACTGGCCCACCGACGGCGGCTTCATCCTCATCCGCCAGTTCAGCGTGACGGACCCGGAACGCCCGGCCGACTGGGAAGACCCCACCGGGCTCGGCAACGTCGTCTACGGCCCGCTGACCGCCGCCGCGGACGCGCTGACCGACTTCGACGTGTCGGCGCTCGGCCTGGTGTTCGCTTTCGACTCGCCGTACTACGGCGACGAGTACCTGACCGCGTCCGGTGAGGGTTCGCTGCTCGCGGGCGGCGAGATCCAACTGCAGCTGCGGGAGTAGGCTCCGGTGGCCGCGCCCGCCTACCGGTCGTCGGGTATCGGCCCGACCAACTCGACCACGTTCACCACAGTCGGCCGCCCATCTGGGCTCGTGAACGGCGACGTCCTGTACGCACTCGTCGTCAACGGATCCGCCACCACCCCGCCAAGCACCGTCCCTACCGGGTGGGCGCTGACGATCGGCGCGGTCATCGGCACCGGCTGGGCCGGCGTCTACGAACACGTCGTCGCCAACGCCGGAACCGAACCCGCTTCGTACACGTGGGACGGCTTCACCGACTCCTGCGCCGGGTCCATGATCGCGATCAGCGGCGCGGACACGACCACCCCGACGCACAAGGCGCACGCGACGGCAACGCCGGACAGCAGCGCCCCGACCGACAGCGGCGTCACCACCGAGGTCACCGAATGCCTGATCATCGGTGGCGTCGGGATCGGAGACAACACCGGAGCGAGCACGTTCACGGCCTCGAACCCGGCGACGCTGACGAAACGCGTCGAGGTCCAGTCGAACGGCGGCACCGACAGCACATCCGCGCTCGCGACCGGCGCACAGACGACCACGGGGGCGACAGGCACCCTCACGGTGACGCTGGCCGGCTCCCGCAACGCGGTCGTGTTCACCATCGCTGTCCAGCCGCCGCAAGCCACAGGCGGAGACGCCACGGCCACACCGTCGCCCCTCGCCGCGGTCGGCACGGTCCCCGCACCCGTCGTGGGGGCGGGCTCGAACACGTCGCCCGGCACCGTGCACGCGGCGTCGTCCATGCCCTCCCCGGTCCTGTCCGCAGGCAGCACGGCTTTGCCCGTTCCTGTCGCTGGCGCCGCGACGGTTCCCGCCCCGGCAGTCTCGGTGACGGGCTCAGCGGACGTGGCCCCGGCAGTGGTGACGACGTCGGCAGCGGTTCCGGAACCGATCGCGTCCGCTTCGTCGACCGCTTCCCCCGCGACGGTGACTGTCGCCTCGTCCATGCCGACTCCGTCGGTGGCAGCTGACGGCAATACGACCGCGGAGCCGACGGTCCTCACCGCCTCGGCTCTGATCCCGACCGCCGCGCCGGCCGCTTCGAGCAGCGCTTCGCCGGGCAGCGTGGCAGCCCAAGCCGTCGTGCCAGCACCCACCTTGACCGCGGGCGCATCGGCGACGCCCGCCGCCGTCCAGGCCGAAGCAGCCTTCCCCGCGGCAGGGAACTCGGCTGGCAGCGGAGTGTCCCCGACGGTCGTTGCTGCTGCTGTCGCGGTTCCGGCCCCGGCACTGTCCACCAGCGCGGCGGCAGTACCAGCCCTCCTCTCCGCTGCATCAACCGTCCCGGCCCCGTCGGCGGCGGAACACACGACCGTGCAACCCGCTGCGGTCACCGCAACTGCGGTGCTCCCCGCCCCGGCACTCGCCACGGCCCTGACGGCTCGCCCTGCCTCGATCGGGGCGGCAGCGTCGTTCCCGGCCCCTCTGGTGACGACCGGCACCGGGCAGGACATCACCGTCACCGTCGGCGTTCCCACCCGCGGGTGGTCCGCCACCGTGGCGCCATCCACGTGGGGTACTGGGGCACCCACGCAAGGTTGGGCCACGGGGACGCTCTGGAAGTGAAGGGGGAGTGGTGCTGACGATCCCCTCGGTCTCGAAGGAGTACCTCCACATCCCCGTAACGGGCGGGTCGGTGTCCACACCTGTGGAGATCGCTGTGATCAACGCCAGCACCGAAGAACCAGCCGAAGCCGACTGGCGACCCGCAGATGAGTGGGACGGCACCACCGCGAAACTCCTCATCGGCCCTGGCGGAACGCTTGAGCTGGAGGACGGCACCTACCGAGTCTGGGTACGCGTCACCGCCAACCCCGAGATCCCGGTGATCCGGTCCGGGCTGCTGGAGGTCACCTGATGCGCGACCTCCTCATCATCGTCCCGTCCCGCGGCCGACCCCAGAACATCGCCGCGCTCCACGACGCGTGGGAAGAGACGAGCACCGGCGCTGCTGCTCTGCTCGTCGCCGCGGACGACGACGACCCGACCCTTCCGGAATACCGGACCGTGTGCCGCGACCGGGGCATCGAACTAACGGTCGGGCCGCGACTCCGCATGGTCCCCACCCTCAACGCCGTGGCAATCGAGCGGGCACCGCACCACTTCGCCCTAGGCTTCATGGGCGACGACCACCGCCCGCGGACCCTCGGGTGGAGCGCCCACTACCTCGCCGCGCTCCGCACCCTCGGCACCGGGTTCGTGTACGGCAACGACCTCCTCGCCGGGGAACGGCTCCCGACACAGATCGCGATGACGTCCGACATCGTCCAGGCACTCGGCGCCATGGTGCCCGCCCTGGTGAAGCACCTCTGGGCGGACAACCAGTGGTGGGACCTCGGGCACGCCATCGACCGCATCCGCTACCTGCCCGACGTGGTCGTGGAACACATGCACCCCCTCGCCGGGAAAGTCAACTACGACGCCGGGTACCGCGAGGTCAACAGCGACACCGCTGCGCAAAAGGACCGCGAGGTGTACGCCCACTGGTATGAGAGCCAGCGCGCCACCGACGTCGCGAAACTCCGCGCGCTGATCGAGCAGGCCGCGTGACCCGCCGACGCCTCCGCCCCGCCTACACGCCGGACGAGCTCGCCCGCATCTACGCGGCACCGCACGACCACACCCGCTGGGACGACCACCGCCTCCGCGTCGGCGCCACCATCGAAGCTTGCCGCTGGTTCACCAGCGTCGAGGACGTCCACACCGTCGCGGACCTCTCGTGCGGTGACGCCGCGATCGCTCGCTCTCTCGGCACCGGCGCCGACGGTCTCGTCCTGGGCGACTACGCACCCGGCTACGCCTACACCGGCCCCATCGAGGCCACGGTCGAGCAGATCCCGGACGTGGACCTGTTCATCTGCTCCGAGACGCTCGAGCACCTAGACGACCCCGACACCGTCCTGAAGCAGATCCGAGCGAAGACCGGCCGGCTGGTGCTGTCCACCCCCATCGACGCGGGCCACGACGCCAACCCTGAGCACTACTGGTCCTGGGCCCGCACCGACGTCGAGCACATGCTCACCGCCGCCGGGTTCACCGTGGAGGTGTTCATGGCCGTCGACCCCCGCCCCGCAGGCCGCTACTACCAGTTCGGTATCTGGGCCGCCCGATGATGGACGTCGTCGTCACCGGAGCGGGCGGGTTCCTCGGCCGCCACTTCACCGCCGCGCTCGTCGAGCAGGGCCACCGCGTCCTCGGCATCGAGGTCGGCAAGTGGAACGCGTTCGACTTCTTCCGCACCGACCGCAACGCATGGGACCTCGTCATCCACTGCGCCGCGGTCGACCCGCACCGCACTGCGATCGACAACCATGCCCTGACAGTCGGCGCCGGGAACCTCCGCCTTGACGCGACCATGTTCGAGTGGGCCGCGCACGTCCGCCCGAAGCGGGTCGTGTACTTCTCCAGCTCCGCCGCGTACCCCGTCGACCTTCAGAACGACCACGCCTTCCCGCGGAATCTGCGAGAGGACGACATCCGCTTCGACCGGCTGAACGTCGGCACCCCGGACGCCATCTACGGTTGGCTGAAGCTGACGGGGGAGCGCCTCGCGAACGCCTACCGCGCACAGGGCGGCGCCATAACGGTGGTGCGCCCGTTCTCCGGCTACGGCGAAGACCAGACCGCGGACTTCCCGTTCGGGGCGTTCCGCGACCGCGCGATGCGCCGCGAGGACCCGTTCGTCGTGTGGGGCGACGGCACCCAGGTCCGCGATTGGGTACACGTGGACGACGTGGTGGGCGCAACCCTGGCCGCAGTCGATGCGGACGTGGACGGTCCACTGAACCTCTGCACTGGCGTTGGCGTGTCCATGGCCGAACTCGCGGCGATGTTCTGCGCCGAGGCCGGCTACGACCCGCGGTTCGAGTTCCTCACCGGCAAGCCCGCCGGGGTGGCGTACCGGGTCGGTGACCCGGCCCGCTGCCGCGAGGTCTACAAGCCGCGCGTCACCCTCGCCGAGGGCGTGCGCCGAGCCCTGTCCGCAGCACGGGACGCATGATGCCGGTTCCGATCATCTGCCTCACCAACGGCCGCCCCGACTGCATCTCCAAAACGATCCCGTCCGCAATCGAGCACCTGACGGGCGTCGGCGACATGGTCATCGTTGACGACTCCGGCGACCCCACGTACGGGCAGTGGCTCGAGGACGAGTTCATCGGCGGCCCCCTCAACGGCAAAATCCTCCACCTCGGCAAGGCCCGCGGCTACTGGGCCGCAATGCAGGCCGTGTGGTCCCTCGCCCGCCACTGGACAGCCTTCTACGGCACCACCACGTTCTTCTTCCTCGAGGACGACTTCGTCTTCAACCAGCCCGTCGACCTTGAGGAGCTCGCCGGCGTCCTCAACGACCGCCCGTACCTCACGCAGGTCGCGCTCGTCCGCCAGCCCTGGTTCGGCAACGAGGTCGAGCACGGCGGCCTCATCGAAGCCCTCGAAGCGCAAGGCCAAGACTTCACCGAGGTCACCGACAACGGCCGCACGTGGATCGAGCACCGCGCCTGCTTCACCGGCAACCCCTCGGTGATCCCGGCCCGCACCTACGATCACGACTGGCCGTCCGGCGACTGGTCCGAGTCCCGTTTCGGCCAGGAACTGTTCCGCGACCCGCGCACCCGCGGCGCCTACTGGGGCGCCCGCAGCGACCCGCCCCGAGTCGAACACATCGGCCACACCCGAGTAGGCGCAGGCTACTGATCAAGCGACCTGACCACGTGAATGGACGTCTCCGAAGACATCGTCAAAGTGGTGTCCCAGCCTGTCGGGGACGAGGTAGTAGGCGCCTCCGTGGGAACGTGGCCCGACTGTCCCGTACGTTTGCACCTCTGTTGGAGTCAGCACGCTGAGATTCCCGAAGACGTAGAACACAGGAAGCTCAAAGGCAGCGAGGAACTGCAGCCCGAAACTGACGCAGTCGCGCTTGACCGCGTACCGGTTCGAGTGGGTGGACCTCATACGATCTTTGGCGTCGATCGTGACCACGTCGCCATCTCGGGCTGCGACCAGGTCGGGGAAATAGCGCCAACGGGAATTGCTGTGGCTGAGCGCATCCTGGATACGTGGCGGCAAGATGCCCTGGCCCCAGGGAGCGACGTTCCACCCCGAAGCCCTGAGAGCCTCAGTGACCCGAAGTTCGTGAGCTTCGCCGACTCGAATGCGATCGTTCCATGCGTCCATAATTCGGACTATGGCATGCACCGCTGATAAGCGCGCGTGTGTGTTCGTGGATGAGCCCCGTAGATCCCGTTTACTCCCCGTCCTTCCACGGTCTCCCACGTACTCCTACGTACTCCCACGTACTCCTTTGTACTTATTTGGACAGCGCGACAAGCAACGAATGGTTATGAAAATGTAACCATTTTGGAAGATCGTCCCCTGATCCCCCGGTCTGCGTTCCTCCTCCTTGGAGTGGGGGCGGCGTGGACGCAGACCGGGCCCAACCCACTCCAACAGAAGGACCCCTCATGCCCGACAGCGACTACCCGCTCAACAGCCTGGACAACGGCATCGCCCCGGACGAGGAGAAGCCGAAGCAGCCCACGGCTGCACTCATCGAGATCGTCGAGAAGAGCAACACCACCGACGACACCCCCGGCGGCAGCGTCATCATCCCGAACGAAGTCCGTATCAACGGCATCCCGCTGCTGATCCCCGACGGTCATCAGATCAAGGTCCACGACATGACCTTCAACGACGGACGTGGCGAGGACACCGTCTACGTGACCCTCACCCTGTTCGCCCGCCGCGTCACCATCGCCGCGGAAGGGGACCTGGCGTGAAGTACCTTACGACCGCGCAGCGCCTCGCCGCCTACCGCGACGAACTCCAAGAGGCGGGCTTCGACGAGCCGACGACTGGGGACCTCATCAACTTCGCCGCTCCACGCAACCTGGACGACGTCGAGGTACAGGCCGACCTGGACGACACCGCCGAGTCGCTGGGCGAGGTCCGCGTCCGCATGGTGCCCCGTTTGGATGAGGACGACCTGAAGCGTGTCGCCGAGCGCGTGCACAACACCGTGGACGAGGCGGGCCGCCGATGAGGGGCCACACCGTCGACTACCGCGCCCAGGAAGACACGCCTCCCCGCGGGCGCCTCTTCGACCGCGGCTTCTGGATCAACGACATCCCGCGCCCGCTTCTCACCTGCCGCACGTTCGGGCACAAGCCGGTCGTGGACGGCTTCGGCGACGGCAGCACTCCCGGCCACACCGCCCGCTGGGTGGTGTGCGACCGCTGCGGCGAACGCCCCAACCCGCAAGGCGCCCTCGACCCTGCCGAGTGGAGCGTCGGCGACGCCTACACCGGCCCGTGGACCAAGAGCCAGCCTGTTCACGCCGAAGTGCTGAAGGCGCAACAGGCCCGTGGTGAAGCCACCGTCGGCCCGCATGCCCCGCACCCCGGGCCGTGGCCGGCGAACCCGACCTGGACGTTCAGCGGGCAGGCCATCCTCGGCAAGAACATCCCCGGCGCCTCCATCGAGGCCAAGGTCGGGAACAGCGGCAGCGAAGAGCCCATCGCCGCTCACATCCGCATCCACCCGATCGGCGCCCTCTACCTCGGCGCCAACACCCTCGGCCGCGGACTCCAACGCCGCCTCAACCCCACCGGTTACGAATCCCGCGTCATCGGCGTCGACATCGACCACAACCGGCTCACCTGGCAGCTGTGGGCGAGACGGGACCACTGGTCCAGGAGCGACCCGCGCTGGCAGCAGGGCTCCATCAACCTCGACGTCGCCACGAAGCTGTTCGGGCAGAAGCGCTACTGGTTCACCGACGAAGGCGACCCTGTGGAAGCGACCGTGCGGCTCCCGCACGGCGACGACCACACCGTCACTCTCCAACTGCAGCGCTGCGAGTTCGGCCGCGAGAAGCTTCGCCGCCGTGAGCTCACCTGGACCGTGGACTGGGACAAGCAGGGCGGCGGCATCCCGACCGAGCCGGGTGGCCGCGGCCGGGTCTCCGGATTCCACATTGATGTCTCCGCCGCCTCCGTCCGCAACGGCACGTGGCCTCTCGAAGCCGCTGCCGCGATCGCGAAGACGGTCACCGCGATGCGGACTCGTGAGGGCATGAACATTCCCGCGGAGGTGGCGTGATGGCCGACAGGATGCCAGCCGACCCGGTCACCGACCTCGCCGCGATGGCCGTCCAACTCCACGAGGTGTACGAGTTGTACGTTGCCGCCGGCTTCACCGGCGCGCAAGCAATGCAGATGGTGTGCACCATCATCGCGGCCAGCATGGGCGCCTCTCCGTGACCCGCGTCCTCGTCGCGATCCCGTGGCGTCCCCAGCCGGACCGCGTCTACGCCCACGACATCACCACGGCCCGCTACCGGTACCTGCTGCCCGACGCCGACTTCCTGAACGTCGACACCGCGCACGAACCGTTCTGCCTCGCCGCGTGCCGCAACGAGGGCGTCCGCCGCGGCGAAGCCAGCAGGTACGACGTTGTGGTCCTCGCTGACGCCGACACCCTCCCCGAACACGGCCCGCTCACCGCCGCGATCGAAGCCGCAGTGACGGACGACCGGGTGCATCTGCCCTACACCGAGTACCGGTCCCTCCGCGCGGACGGCACCCGCCAATACCAGGCGGGCCGCCCGCTGGAAGCATGCAACGCCTTCGTGGTGGCCGGCGCCTGCTCCGGCGTCTACGTCACAACCCCGAAGACGTGGTGGGCGCACCACGGGCAGGACGAACGGTTCCTCGGCTGGGGCGGCGAAGACGCAGCCTGGTACTCGGCCCACACCACGCTCCTCGGCGCCCCACCAGCCCGGCATGAGGGCCGCGTGTACGCCCTGCACCACGAGTCCGCGGTCAAGGAAGGCGACCAGTACCGCGACAACTTCGCGCTCGTCTACCGGTACCACCAAGCCGACGGCGACCCCGAAACGATGAGGGCGCTGCTCACGGAAGGAACCGTGAACCGCCAGGTGGCGTGAATGTCACCTGCGGAAACACGGCACCCATACTCCTCAGTAACCAAGGGGGAGACCATGCCGAACGGGCAATGGGCGAACTCCGACCGCGCCTCGCGCCTCCCACGCGACTGGGCAGCCCGCCGCGCCGAGGTGTTCCGCATCCACGGCGACACCTGCCACGTGTGCGGACTACCGGGCGCCGACGAGATCGACCACATCGTCGCGGGGGACGACCACCGCATCGAGTCCCTCGCCCCGATCCATGGCAGGCGTACTGGCCCGCGGTGCCACGTCTACAAGTCGAGCAGCGAGGGCGGCAAGGCGGCGCAGGTGAAGAAGCCCAAGCGGCAACGCCCACCCGAACCACACCCCGGACTCCGCACGTGATCCCCGCCCTGCGGCGGGAACAACCAACGGACGGAGGTGCGAACATCATGGCGACGCGACGCGGCAGAGAACCCGGCAGCGCAGAGACGCTCCGCCGCTACTGGTCCAAGGGCGGCAAGGGCAACGCGACAATCCGGTGGGGCACGCCCGGAGACTGGACCCGCTGCAACCGCGCCCTGTCGAAGTACATGGGTGCCCGAGCCAAGGGCTACTGCCAGCGCCTCCACCGCAGGAACACGGGCGCGTACACAGGCAGTCGAGCCAACGTCGGCAAGCGACGCTGACGCACAACACGTTCACGTATCGACTTTCACCGACACATGACCGGGAACCGCATGCCCGCACAACCTGCCGACCAGATCCTCCGCAACCTCGGAGTCACCCTCGACCTCGCCGACGGAGACCTGGTCGCCAACGCGGTCGTGGTCAGCAAGGTGATAGCGAGCAACGGTGAGGTCGGAGTCGTGGTCTCCAACAGCGAGGGAACCAGTTGGCTCGACCAGCTTGCCCTCATCACTGCTGCTTCGGAGATCCTTCGTCAGTCCCAGTTCGTCGGACCAGACGAACCCTAGACAGCACCACACCCGACCAGCCGGCACGGGGCGGGCCGACGGGGCAGCACGGCAGCACGGCAGCACACCAGGTCACAGGCAGCAGCACACCAGCCAACGCCGATGACCATCTGCTACGACACGACAGCGATCACGAGCATCACAGCGAACACAAGATCAACAACGCATTGACAGCCGTCCAAGATCACCGCCGACCCGGCCTCCCGGCCGCCCAACCGGGCCCCTCCAGCACCCCCCAAGATCGTCACTCTGTGTTACTGCGGGTGGGGGATCGCCCCCTCGCCCCCCTCACCCCGCACCGGCCTCGTATAGCGCCGGAGATCCATCCCAGGTTTTGGGGCCGATGAGCCCCGATGTTCGTAACCCTACGTAGTTGCCCTGCGTGCCCTGGTGGCGCGTGACCCAGGAGGTCGATATGGGAGCTCGAGGCCCGATTGGTAAGCGCTCTGACCAACGGCATGGCCACCGCACGAAGGCGGAACAGGAGAACGTCACCAAGGTCGAGGTGGATGCCGGGACCGTGCCGGCGATGGAGCCGGACGAGCACTGGCACGAGATCGCCCGGGAGTGGTTCCGCTCGCTGGGGGAGTCAGGTCAGGCAGTGTTCTACGAGCCGTCCGATTGGCAGACGGCACGGTTCGTCGCGGAGGCGATGTCGCGGAACCTGGAGGCCGGGCGGTTCTCGGCGCAGCTGTTCGCGGCCGTACTGTCGGGGATGTCGAGTCTCCTCACCACCGAGGGCGACCGTCGTCGGCTCCGCATCGAGTTGGAACGGGCTCCGAAGGCGGACCCGGATGAGCAGGCGGGCGTGACGGCGATCGATGAGTGGCAGCGTCGTCTCTCCGGCTAACCGGCTCGTCACGGTTCCTCAGGGCGTCCCGGAGCTGACGCTCGGGTGGGAAGTGGTCGGGTGGGCGTCCACCTATCTGCGGCACCCGAACGGTCCGCGGGCCGGGCAGCGCTGGGCGTTCGTGGAGTCGCAGATCCGTTTCCTGCTGTGGTGGTACGCCGTCGATGGGGACGGCAACTGGCTGTTCCGCCACGCCGTGCGGCGGCTGGCGAAGGGGTCAGGGAAGTCGCCGTTCGCCGCGGTGCTGGCGCTCGCGGAGTTCACGGCGCCGGTGCGGCTGAAGGACTTCGCCCCGGACAGGCCCGGCGGCTGCGTCGGTAAGCCGGTGGACATGCCGCTCGTGCAGATCGCCGCGACGGCCGAGTCGCAGACGGCGAACACGATGCGGATGGTGCGGGCCCTGGCCGCCAAGGGCTCGAAGCTCGTACGCGACTTCTCGCTGGATCCAGGGAAGGTCAAGTACTACAAGCCGCCCGAGGGGACGCTGGAGGTCATCACGTCCTCGTCGACCGCGGCGGAGGGCGCCGAGGCGAGCTTCATCGTGGCCGACGAGACCGAGCACTGGCGGCCGGCGAACGGTGGCCCAGAACTCGTGGCGACGCTCGAGGACAACCTGACCAAGTCGGGTTCCCGGATGCTGCAGACCTGCAACGCGTGGAAGCCCGGGATCGGTTCGGTCGCCGAGTCGTCGTGGGATGCGTGGGTGGCGCAGGAGGAGGGCCGGACCCGCGGCGAGTCGCGGATCTTGTACGACGCTCGGATCGCGCCCCCGGACACCGACATGAAGGATCCAGAGTCGCTGGAACGGGCCCTGAAGTTCGTGTATGACGACTGCTTCTGGCAGCAGATCCGCCCGATCATGGAACGGATCTGGGATCCGCAGTCTCGGCCGGACGATTCCAAGCGCAAGTACCTGAACTGGCCGACCGCCCCCGAGGACGCATGGCTGGTGCCTCAGGATTGGACCGTGCTGGCCGACCCGAAGCGGCAGGTGGCCGACGGCGAAGAGATCGTCATGTTCTTCGACGGCAGCAAGAGCCGCGACGCCACGGCGCTGGTCGGGTGCCGGGTCGAGGACGGTCACGTCTTCACCATCGGGATCTGGGAGCCGAACCCATCCCACGACAGCAACGACGTCGTGCCCGTCGCGCAGGTCGACGCGGCCGTGGAGCAGGCGTTTGACCGCTGGCAGGTGCTGGCGTTCTTCGCCGATGTGAAGGAGTGGGAGGGGTTCGCGAAGGTCACGTGGCCTACGCGGTACGCCGACAAGCTTCTGATCATGGCGGTGCCGACGGGTAAGGATCCGCAGCCCATCGCGTGGGACATGCGATCTCACGTCTACGACTTCACGATGGCTGCCGAGCTCGTGGAGGCGGAGATCAGAGAGAAGGCGTTCACCCATGACGACGACGCTCGGCTGACCCGGCATGTGGTGAATCTGCGGCGGCACCCGAACCGGTGGGGCGTGTCGGTGTCGAAGGAGACCCCGGACTCGCCACTGAAGATCGACGCCGGTGTCTGCATGATCGGCGCCCGGATGGTGCGGCGGACCCTGCTGAACAGCCCACAGTGGCAGAAACGCCTGCGCAGACGACGCTCGGCAGGCAAGGGAAGGGTGGTCGTACTGTCATGACGGTCACCGTCCCGGAACTACGTCTGCTGGACCTGTCCGACGACGAGACCCGCCTGATCAACGCACTGCGCGCGGAGCTGATGTCGGCTCGGTTCCCGCTGGAGTTGCGGGACTGCTACTACAACGGTGAGCAGGTCATCCGGGACCTGAAGATCAGCATCCCGCCGCAGCTTCAGGGCCTCCACACGGTCATCGGGTGGCCGCAGATCGGCGTGGACGCGCTCGAGCAGCGCCTCGACATCGAGGCGTGGCGGTACGCGGGCGACCCGGCGTCGTCGGGTGAGCTGGAGGAGATCGCGACCGCGAACCAGTTGCTGGCCGAGTCGGAGCTCGGGCACTTGGACTCGTTCATCTACGGTCGCGCGTACGCCGCGGTCGGGTCGGGGGAGGACGCGGAGGCGCCTCCGCTGATCACGGTCGAGTCGCCGATGGACATGACGGTGGACTACGACGCGCGGCTGCGTGCGGTGCGGGCGTCGCTGCGCCTCTACAAGGTGGGGGAGGAGCAGGCGGCGACGCTGTATCTCCCTGACCAGACGGTGTACGTGGTGCAGTCGGATTCGGGCGGCTGGGAGGTCGTCGACCGGGACATGCACGGACTCGGCATGGTGCCGGTGGTGCGTTTCGCGAATCGGCAGCGGACGTCGGAGCGGGTTGGCCGCAGCGAGATCACGTCGTCGGTCATGGGCATCACGGACGCGGCGTGCCGGACGCTACTCGGGATGGAAGTCGCCCGGGAGTTCTACGGGGCGCCGCAGCGGTACATCCTCGGGGCGTCCGAGAGCGCGTTTCAGGATGCCGAGGGCAACGCGAAGAGCGCGTGGGAGACCTACATCGGTCGGGTGCTGGCGCTCGAGCGGGACGAGGAGGGCGAGGTCCCGCAGGTCGGTACGTTCGCCGCGTACGACCCGTCCGCGTACACGAAGATCGTGGACCTGTATGCGCGGATCATGGCGACGCAGTTGGGCCTGCCGCCGCACTATCTCGGCTACACCACCGACAACCCCGCCAGCGCGGACGCGATCCGCTCCACGGAGGCGCAGTTGGTGAAGCGCGCCGAGCGGAAGCAGACGATGTTGAACACTCCGTGGGCGCAGGTCCTGCAGTTGGCGCTGCTGATCTGGCGGGGCGAGGTGCCGGAGCGGGCGCGGCGCATTGAGACGGTGTGGCGGAATCCGGCGACGCCGACGGTCGCGGCGCAGACCGACGCGGCGGTGAAGTTGGTGCAGGCCGGCATCATCCCCGCGGATTCGGAGGTCGCGCTGGAGATGGTCGGGCTGACGGAGGCTCAGCGGCAGCGGGTCCGCGCCGACCGACAGCGGTCTGCGGGCCGTGCTCAGCTCGCCCGGATCGGGGAGCGCCTCGGTCGGCGTGCGGCGGTAGAGGTCGAGGATGGCGACGCCGACCGCGTCGCGTGAGCAGCAGGCCGCGCAGACCGGCCTGAGCGTGCTGATGTTGCGTGAGCTCGCGGGGACGTGGCGGCTTCTGAACCCGGCGCGGCTTGCAGGGACGATGCCGCAGTGGATCGCCGCGGTCAACGATGTCATCGACCGGTACGGGCAGGCCGCGGGCGCGATGGCGCTCGACTACTACGACGCCGAACGTGCCGCTGCCGGCGTTTCGGGGCGGTCACCGACGACGCTGCTGCGAGAACCAGACCCGGACCAGATCGAGAACTCGCTGCGGTGGGCGACCAAGAATCTCTGGGACCAGGAACTGCTCGACAACGCCGTGGCGCTCGAGCGGGAACTGGAGGAGATCGCCCACGAAGAAGAAGCCGCGATAGCCGACCTCGCCGACTTGGATGAGGACGACCTCGCCGAGATCGGCGAAGACCACCTCGACGAAGAGATCGCCGACCCAGAACCGCAACCGGCGGCCGATGATCCCGCGGGGCAGGCGAGAGCGTCCCGGACAAAGGTCGACGGGATCGCATCGCGGCTCGTCGGGGATGTGGGCCGCGGCGCGATCGTGGACGCCGTTGCCGAGGACCGGGCCGCAGTCGCTGTTGCGCGGAGGGCGGCACCGGACGCGTGCGCGTTCTGCCGGGTGATGGCCATCAGAGGCGCGGTCTACAAGAACGAGCAGACCGCCGGCCGGGCAGCGAACAGCGAGTTCGCCGGCGCAGGCGAGTTCAAGTACCACAACCATTGCCGCTGCTGGGCCACTCCGCTTTTCGAGGGGGAGGAGTGGCAGCCGCAGCCACAGATCGAACTGTGGGAGCAGCAGTACCAGCAGGCCCGTGCGATGCCCGGCGACACGATCTCGAACTTCTACCGGCTGCTGCGGGTGTCGTGACGCGCCGGGTCGTGCTGGTGTGCGGCCCACCGGCGGCAGGCAAAACCACATGGGTCGCGGAGCACGCGGCACCGGGCGACCGGGTCGTGGACCTAGATGGGATCTGCCAGCGGCTCGGTTCCTCCGACAGCCACAATCATCCCGAGCATGTGCGTGCGCAGGCGCGGCGGGTCCGGGTGGCTGAGGAGACTCTCGTCGCCCGGATGAAGTCCGGCACGGCGTGGGTGATCCGCACGATGCCGGAGCCGGAGCGTCGCAACCGTCATGCATCGGCGTTGGGCGCCACGGAGGTGGTGGTGCTGGCGACCGCCGCAGATGAGGCCAGGTCCCGGGCCGCTGCCGCCAGGCGGCCTGCGTGGACAGGCCCTGTGATCGACCGGTGGTGGGACCGCTACCGGCCTTCGACTTCCCGCCTGGAGCGGGAGATTGCCACATCCCAACCCCTGGAGGGTTAACCCCTATGCCCGAAGAGGCTGCCGAGCAGCACACCGAGACCACCGACGTCACCGACGAGGTGGTGGAGCGGCAGGAAACCGAGCCCGCCGGAGACGGTGACGAGACCGGCGAGCAGCAGCCCCAGGAGGGCAGCAAGGCGACCGGTGAACCGTTCGACGAGGCACGTGCGCAGGCGAAGATCCGCAAGGCCAATCAGGAGGCGGCGAATCTTCGGAAGCGGCTGAAGGAACTCGAGCCGCTCGCCGAGGAGGCTCGCCAGGCCAAGGCCGCGCAGCAGACGGAGGCCGAGCGTCTCCAGTCTCAGTTGGGCGAGAAGGAACAGCAGATCGGGGCGCTGCGAGCGCGGGCGGTCAAGAGCGAGGTGCGAGCCCTGGCGGCTGCCACGTTCGCGGACCCGACCGACCCCGAGGCGCTCCTGGACCTGACGTCCTACGCGACCGACGACGGCGACATCGACACCGACGCGATCAAGGTCGACCTCGCCGACCTGTTGGAGCGGAAGCCGCACCTCGGCAAGCCCAAGCCCACCGAACCGGAGCAGCGGCGCCGACCGGCGCCGGACCGGACGCAGGCGTCGGGCGCCAACCAACCCAGAGTCAAGGACCCCGCGGACGAGTTCGCGGGTTTCGTCAATTCGCGGCTGCTGAAGAGCAAGGGCCGCTGAGAAAGGGGTGACCGGTGGCCACCACCGACCCGATCCTGCTGTCGGACATCGACAGCAACCTTCTCCCGCGGAACCTCGCGGGCCCGATCTTCGAGAAGTCGGTGGAGCAGTCGGCGGTCATGTCGCTGGCGATGGAAGCTCCGCTCTCGATCGACGCGAACACCTCCATCCCGATCCCGCTGGACGTGCCGACCGCGGACTGGGTGGGGCAGGGCGCCCGCAAGCCGCTGTCGTCCGGCGGCATCGACGTCAAGCAGATGACGCCGAAGAAGATCGCCGTGCTGATCCCGGTGGCGGAAGAGGTCGTGCGGACCAACGCCGCGGGCCTGTGGACGCAGCTGCAGCGTGACCTGCCGACGGCGTTCGCGCGGGCGTTCGACCACGCCGCGATCCACGGCAAGACGATGAAGGGCGCGGCGGGTCCGTTCACCGAGTACCTCGCCGCGACCACGAACACGGTCGAGCTCGGCACCGCCACGCAGGCGCAGGGCGGCCTGTGGGCCGACCTGGTGAACGGGATGGACCTGGTCGTCGACGGCGACTGGGACTTCACCGGCACCGTCGCCGACCCCCGTCTGAAGCCGAAGCTGCTGCTGGCGACGGACACGACCGGCCGCCCGATCCTGGTCGACACGACCACGCCCGGCACGAACATGGCCGCGGCGGGCACCCTCATCGGTGAGCCGCTGGCGTACTCGCGGGGAGTGTCGGGCAAGCAGCGCCGCCAGTCCACCAGCACCGACACGGGGCTGCGCGCGGTCGGCGGCGACTGGTCGCAGGCCGCGTACGGCGTCGGGATGGACATCACCGTCCGCATCTCGGCGGAGGCGACGTACGTCGACGAGGAGGGCGGCGTCCACTCGGCGTTCCAGGAGAACCTGGTGCTGCTGCTGGCGGAGGCGTTCTACGGCTTCGTCATGGGCGACGCGGAGGCGTTCGTGACCTACACCGCCGCGGGCATCGGTTCGTGACCGAGCCTGCGAAGGCACCGTCGAGGACCCGCAAGGCGCCGCAGCGCAAGTCCCGCCCGAGAACCCCTGCGAAGAAGCCGGCCGTCGAGCAGGCCGCCGCGCCTGCGCCGGCGGTTTCTGTGTTCGAGGGCCTCGGGCGGGCTGCGGTACCGATGCGGATCATCGCGAGGTTCGGGTACTACCCGCCGCGACACAACGCCGGGTCGGAGTGGATGGCGCACTCGCTGCTGCGTGCCCTGGTGGCGCGCGGCCACGACGTCGAGGTGTGGCTGTCGCGGTACTCCCCGGACCGGGAGCCGTACGACATCGACGGTGTGCGGGTGGTCCCGTACGCGGCGCGGCTCGACTTCGGGTCGGCGGCGTGGCGCGCGGACGTGCTGGTGTCGCATCACGAGAACGTGCCGTCGGCGGGTGCGCTCGCCCGGGGGATGGGCCGCCCGTTCGTGGTGATCTGCCACAACACGGCCCCGGCGATCTTCAAGAACGTCGGGCGCGGGTCGACTGCGCTGGCGGTGTACAACAGCTTGCACATGCAGGCCGACGCGGAGGCGTTCTTCTGCGAGTACACCACCAGTCTCCGCCCCACGACGTCGATCGTGGTTCGGCCGCCGGTGTTCGCGGAGGACTACGCCGCCACCCCGGGTGACCGCGTCACGCTGGTGAACCTGAACGCCGACAAGGGCGGGGACCTGTTCTGGCGGCTCGCTGAGCGTCTCCCCGATCTGAAGTTCCTCGGGGTGAAGGGCGCCTACGGGCAGCAGGTCGACGCCCCGCGGAGACTGCCGAACGTGGACGTGGTCGAGCACATGCCCGGCGACCAGATGCGGGAGCAGGTGTACGCCCGCACGCGGGTGCTGCTGATGCCGTCGGCGCACGAGTCGTGGGGCCGTGTCGCGGTCGAGGCGATGGCGTCGGGGATCCCGGTGGTGGCGGCACCGACCCCGGGCCTGTCGGAGTGTCTGGGCGAGGCGGGTGTCTTCGCCGAGCGGGACGACGAGCAGGCGTGGGTGGAGGCGCTGACCGCGCTGACCGACCCGGCGCAGTGGGCGGAGGCGTCGGAGCGGGCGCTGGCGCGGTCCAAGGCGCTGGACCCGGCTGCGGATCTCGCCGCGTGGTGCTCTGCGATCGAGGAGCTCACACCGAAGGGGTGACATCGTGGCGGTCGCCGTCGACGCCGACGAACTACGCGTCTACCTCGGTCTGCCGGACATCGATCAGGACCGCGCCGAGCTGATGCTGGCGCAGGCGACACTGCTGGCCGAGTCGATCGTCACGCCGCTGCCAGACGCCGCGTCCGCAGTGGTGCTGGCGGTGGCGGGCCGCGCGTACGCGAACCCGCAGGGGGTCGCGTACGAGACGGTCGGGCCGGTGAGTGTGCAGCGCCCGCAGGCGGGCCTGTACATGACACGGGACGAGCGCCGCACTCTGCAGCGTCTCGCGGGGCGGGGCGGGGCGTTCACCGTGGATCCGACCCCGGCGGACGCGGACCCGTCCGCGTCGTGGCCGCGGGACTGGGATCTGGACGGTGACGACCCGCGCGGTGTGTGGGTCGACCTCGACAAGGGGTGGTGACGGATGCCGCCGCCGTACCCGATGGGGGAGACGATCACGATCGTCCGTCCGGGGCCGCCGACGCAGGACGAGTACGGCAATGACGTGCCCGGACCGCCGGTCGAGACCGAGGTGGCGGGGTGCGCGGTGTGGCCCCGCACGTCGTCGGAGGACGTCCAGGCCCGCTTGCAGGTGTTGGAGGGACTCAACGTTCTCGCGCCGTACGGGACTGATGTCCGCCCCCATGACCGGGTGCGGGTTCGGGGGCTGCTGTACGACGTCGACGGGGATCCGGGGGAGTGGCGTTCGCCGCTGACCGGGTTCCGCGGCGGCGTGCAGATCGAACTGGCCCGCGTCACCGGCTGACCGTGGAGGGAGACGCCCGATGCCCATGCCCGAACTGGCGGGCGGCGGCGTGCCACCGATGGTGGTGCTGCGGCCCGGTGACCGTGTCCTGGTCGCGCTCACCGAGGACATTCCGACCGAGGACGTTCAGGCGTTCACGGCGCAGTTGCGCCGCTCGTTCCCGACGGTGTCGTTCGTGGTGATCGGCGGGATCGCCGGGGTCGCGGTGCAGGCGGGAGGCGACGATGGCTAGGTCCCGCGGGACCAGGTTCCGGGCCTCCTATAAGGGCATCGGGCAGATGATCCGTTCCCCGGAGATGCAGGCGGAGATGCGGCGCCGCGCCGAGAAGGTCGCGGCGACCGCGGAAGCCACAGCGCCGGTGGACTCAGGGGACTACAAGGGGTCGTTCCAGGTGACGTCGGGGCCCCGCGGTGGCGTCCGGAAGAACCGCGCCTACGGGCGGGTCACCAACACCTCGAATCACGCGGTGTACGTCGAGTACGGCACCTCCCGGACGCCGGCGCGGAGCACCTTGCGGGACGCGCTGCGGGCCGCTGGGGACTGACGGTGTATCCCGACATTGAGCAGCTGCTCGTGGCCTTCTACCAGGCCGAGACGGGGCATCGGGCGTCCACGGATTTGCCCGCGAACGTTGAGGAGATCGTCCCGGTGATCCAGGTGGGCCGGGTGCCCAGTGGTGCCGGGTACCGGCTGGACCGTCCCGTGGTGGACGTGTCGGTGTGGACCCTCAAGGGGCAGCGTGCCCTGTGTTCGCAGGTCGCCCGGGACGTCGCACGCCTCACCACGACCACGCTGGTCGGGCCGCGCCGCCCGCAGGCGTCGTGACGTTCGTGAGCGTTGATGTCGCCCCGTACGAGCTGCCCGACCCCAACCCGAATCTGTGCCGCTACCTGGCCACCTACCGGCTGGCCGCGCACATCTGACCTAATTCGTAAACCCTGGGCCCCGCCGCGTGCGGGGCCTTTCGCATGGGAGGGGCCCGATGCCCACGATTGAGCGGTCCGACGACTTGGCGATGATCGGTATCAACGGCGGTGCGTGGACCGTCGATCTGGGTACCGCGACGCCGACGGCGCCGACCGGGTTCGACAGCCTCACGTCGCCGTGGCTGGCGGTGGGGATGATCTCCGAGGACGGCCTGACGTACGCGATCGACGAGGACTCCGAGGAGTTCAAGGCGTGGGGGCAGACGTCCCCGTTCCGCAAGGTCGTGACCGGCAGCGTGCGGACGTTCCAGATGACGCTGTGGGAGTCGCAGCGTCCGCTGGTGAAGTCGCTGATGTACCGTCTCGCGGTCGCCGACGTCACCCCCGACGCCGAGGGACTCGCCAGCTTCGCGGAGTCGGCAACGCCGGCGCCGGACCGGCGTGCGTGGGTGTGGGACGTGTACGACGGGGTGAGCATGCTGCGGATGTTCGCGCCGGAGGCGGAGATCTCCGAGCGCGGCGACGTGGTCTACAAGGGCGACGAGGTCACCGGCTACGAGGTGACGGTGTCGGTGTACCCGGACGCGGCGGGGAACCTGCTGTACCACACCTCCAAGATCGACCCGGCGTCGCTGCCGGGCGCGGGTCCTGACCCGCGCTGCACCTCGCGGTGCGCCGGCTCCGGTCGGCGCACCGCACAGTGACCCACCCACTTCCTTCGAGGGGAACTCATGACTGCTGCACCCCGGATCATCACCGAGGACGGTGAACCGGTCGTCCACCTGGACCTGGACGCGATGGAGGACGAGCGACCGGCGCCACGTTCACGTTCCGCATCAACGGTGAGGTGTTCACCTGCATCAGCCCGGACGACGCGGACTGGCAGGCCACCGCCGACACCGACACTCCGGGTGGCCTGCGGGCGTTCATCCGTGAGCTCCTCGGCCCGGAGGACTACGAGCGGTTCTGCGAGCAGACGGTCTCCAACCGGAAGCTCAACCAGATCGTGCAGGGCGCGCAGAAGCACTACGGGGTGAGCACGGGGGAATCCTCGGCCTCACCGCGCTCCTCGAAGAAGCAGCGGCGCCGGTAGAGGCCGACCTCCAGCGCTACTACCAGACTGACCTTCGGGACCTGTGGCGGCCGGGCGGGGGTCGGTCGCAGCTGACGTGGCGGCGGCTCCGCAACTTCATCCAGTTCCTGCCGCCCGAGTCCGCCACGAAGACGACGCTGCGCGTCAACCACCCCGACCGGGTCGGGGACGGCGACGCCGACCCTGCAGAAGGGCAGTGGTCCCAGCTCGAGATGCTGGTGGCGATGCTGCTAGACGAGACCCGCTTCGCCCGCTGGGAAGCGTCGGTGTCCCGTCTCGGGAAGGGCGACAAGAAGCCCAAGGAGCCCGAGCCGACCCCGCGGCCGGGGATCAACCGCAAGCGGACCCGCCCGGTCATGCCGCCGCACGTCGCCGAATGGTTCATCGCGCACATGAACGGCGGCGCTCCACCGCAGCTTCCGCCCGCCCACTGACCCAGCGGAATGGGGGTGCGCGGTGGCCTCCATCTCCGTCGGATCCGTCTCCGTCGAAGTCGTTCCTTCCGTCAAGGACTTTGCGTCGCGGATGCGGCGGGAGATGCTCCCGGAGGCCACCAAAATCGGCCGCGAGGTCGGCAAGCGGATCCAGACCGGCATCGAGAAGGAGGTCAAGCCGGTCACCGTCCGCGTGAACATGGGCCAGTCCGTGGCCCGCCTGGAGCGGCTCAAGAAGCTCCTGGAGGAACTCGACGGCCGCAACGCCAACGTCAACGTCCACGTTGAAATGGGTGGCGCGGTCGCCGAACTTCGGCTGCTGCAGCAGCTCGTGTCGCGGCTGGACGGCCGCCGCGTCGACATCAACTTCAACGTCCAGGTCGCGCAGGCGATGGCGCAGATCGCCGCCGCGAACGCCGCCGTCCGGTCGGTCGACAACCGCAAGTTGATCGACATCGACGTCAACACCGGCGGCGCTATGGCAGGCATCGCTGCGCTGCGGGCCTCGCTGATCGGGCTCGGGGTCGTGTCGCTCCCGGCGATCGCGGGGATCGGCGCCGGGCTGGTCGGGCTCGTCGGTCCCCTCACAGCGGCGGGCGCCGGGTTTGCCGGTCTCGCGGGTGTGGCGATCCCCTCGGTGCTGCGGATCCGGGAGGCGCTGCAGGCACAGCAGGCCGCGGAGAAGCAGGGCGCACAGATTTCGCAGCAGGCGCAGTCTCAGGCGATGGCTGCGGCAGGTGCACGGCAGCAGCTTGCTGCGGCGACCCGTAACGCTGCCTATGCGCACCAGCAGGCGCTCGACCAGGTTCGGCAGGCCGAAACGCAGCTTGCGCAGGCACAGCGGTCTGCGCGGCAGGCGCAGGAGGAGCTGAATCAGGCGCGGGTCGACGCCCGCCGCGGCTTGCAGGACATGGCCAACCAGGTCACCGGAGCTCGGCTCGACGAGCGCCAAGCGGTGTTCGATCTGCAGGACGCTGAATCCGAACTTGCGCGACTGCGCGCGGACCCGTCCGCGACCGACGAGCAGATCGCGCGGCAGCGGCTCGTCGCCGACCAGGCCCGGCATCGCCTCAACGAGCAGCGGACCCTTCTGCAGCGGCTCGTGCAGGACGAGAAGGCCGCCCGGCAGGCCGGTGTGGAGGGATCGGACCAGGTCCGGTCCGCACGTGACCGTCTCGCCGCCGCGAACCAGCGCATCGCCGAGTCCGAGCGGGCACTGGCGTCTGCACGCGCGAACGTCGCCCGGGTCGACCAACAGTCCGCCGACCAGATCGCATCAGCGCGCCGCTCGCTGACTCAGGCGACGACCGGGTCGGTCGCCGCGGTGAACAACCTCGCGTTCGCGGTATCGCAACTGACGCCGCTCGAGCGGGACCTCATGGCGGCGTGGCAGGGCCTGACTGCCGCAGGCCGCGAATGGGCCAACAGTCTGCAGCCCGACGTGATCCCCGTCCTCATCAAGGGCATCACGCTGCTGCGGGACCTGCTGCCGTCGTTCACGCCGCTGGTTCGGGGGGCGGCAGGGGCCGTCGGTCAACTGTTGGACCGTGCTTCGGCGGCGGCGCAGTCGCCGTTCTGGCAGCAGTTCGCCCAGTTCATGGGGCAGGCAGCCGGGCCCGCGATCCTGCAGTTGGGCACGCTGGTCGGCAGCGTCCTGACGGCGTTCGCCGGGATCGCGCAGGGGTTCATGCCGATTGGCATGGCGTTCTTGCAGGTCCTCAACGTGGTCGCCGAACGGTTCGCGGCGTTCGCGACCGGGCTCGTCAGCAACCCGGCGTTCCAGCAGTTCGTCAACCAGTTCATCGCTGCGGTGCCGCTGATCGCCGACACGTTGTCGGCGGTCGGGTCGCTGGTCGGGTCGCTGTTCGCTGCGCTCGCGCCCGCGATGCAGCCGGTGCTGCAGTTCGTGCGGACTCTCGCGTCGACGCTGGCTGGCGTGCTGCGGGCGGTGGCGCCCGCGATCCAGTCGGTGTTCGCCGCGCTGGGGCCGGCGCTGTCGGCGGTGCTGTCCGCGCTCGCTCCCGTCGTGGTGCAGCTCGTCAACGCGCTCGCGCCGCTGCTGGTGCAGCTCATCCAGGGGCTGCAGCCGATCCTGATCTCCCTGGTGCCGGTCCTCAGCTCGGTGATCACCGCGCTGGCCCCCGTGATTTCGGCGCTACTGTCCGGGCTACAGCCGGCGATCGCGGCGCTGGTGCCGGTCGTGGGGCTGCTGGTTCAGGCGGTCGGCCGGATCCTCCTCGCCCTCGCGCCGCTCCTTCCGGTCCTCGGCCAGTTCATAGCCGAGCTGATCCAGGGACTCATGCCGATCCTGACGCCGATCGTCAACGCGATCGCGGCGGTGGCGGCGGAGATCGCCGGAGCGTTCATTGAGGCGCTCCGGCAGAGCCTCCCGGCACTGCAGCAGGCCCTCATTGCCGTCGCCGGTCTGCTGCCCGCACTGATCCCGCTCCTACCGATCTTTGCCGAGTTGCTCACCACGATCCTGCCGCTGGTTCCGACGCTGGTGCAGCTCGCCGCGGTGCTGATCACGGCGTTGGTGCCGGTGCTGCGCCTCGCGATCAGCATTGTGGTGCGGTACTGGCAGACGATCGCGTCGCTGCTGCTGCCGGTGCTACGGCTGATGGTGAACGTGGTGCAGTGGGTCGCGGGCATCCTCACCCCGATCATCCAGGGCATCGGCTGGGTCATCCGAGGGCTCGGCACCGTCGCAATGTGGCTGTGGAACAACGCGATCAAGCCCGCGTTCCGGTTCATCGCGAACCTGGCGAAGTGGCTGTACTCGATCATCGTCGTGGCCGTGATCGGCCCGATCATGGTCCAGTTCAAAGTCTGGGCGACGGTCGCGCAGTGGCTGTGGCGGTCGGTCATCCGGCCGGTGTTCTCCGCGATCGGCGGGTTCCTGAAGGCCACCTGGAACAACGTCATCAAGCCCGTCCTGAAGGCGATCTGGGGATTCCTGCGCGACACCCTCGGGCCGGTCTTCAAATGGATCTACAACACGATCATCCGGCCGGTGTGGAACGCGGTCGGATCCGCGATCAAGTGGGTCTGGGAAAACGTCATCAAGAAGGCGTTCGACGCGATCCGTTCCGCCGTTGGGAAGCTCGGCGGCGCGTTCCGTGTCGCCGTCGACGCGATCGGCAAGGCGTGGGACAAGCTGAAGTCCGTCGCCAAGAAGCCGGTGTCCTTCGTGGTGAACACGGTGTTCAACAAGGGCATCGTGGGCGTCTGGAACGCGGTTGCGAACCTGGTGCCGGGCGTGAAGAAGCTCGAGCCGATTCGTGGGTTTGCCGAAGGTGGCGTCTACCCCGGCTACACGCCCGGCCGCGACATCGGCTTCATCGGCGTGTCCGGTGGTGAGGCCATCATGCGGCCCGAGTGGACCCGCGCGGTCGGCCCCGGGTTCGTTGACGCCGCCAACACTGCGGCCCGCACGGGCGGCGTCGGTGGGGTGTCGAAGTTCATGTCCGGCATGTTCGGCGGGAACTTCTTCCTCGGCGGCGTGGTCGACAAGTTCAAGTCCGCCGCGAAGGGGTTCTTCGCCGACGGGCTGAAGAAGTCCGCGTCCCGAGTGTTCAAGCCGCTGCTCGAACTCGCGGACCGGACGCTGGGCGACACCGCCTTCGGCCGGCTCGCCGCGGCGATCCCGCGAGCGCTCATCAGCAAGATCATGGCGTTCTTCGGGCCGCTCGAAGCGAAGATCGGCGGCGACGGGAAGAAGGTCGTCTCCACCGCCGAAAAGTACGTCGGACTGAGCGGTAACCCGAACCGGTTCACGCAGGCGTGGGGACTCAATGGGTTGCCCTGGTGCGGCATGTTCGTCGGTGAGGTGTTCAAGGAAGCCGGCGCGAAGAAGGCGCTCAGCAAGGTGTCGTGGCCGCCGCTGGTGTCGTCGTACACGACCCTGCCGAAGGTGTCTCCGTCGGCTAAGAAGCCCGGCGACCTCGCGCTCTATCGGGGCGACAGCGGCCACATCAACATCTACACCGGCAAGGGCCTCGTCACCGTCGGCGGTAATGAGTCCAACTCCGTCCGCCGCCAGTCCGGGTACATCAGCTCCGCGAGCTCGATCCGCCGACCGGCGTTCGCGACCGGCGGCATCGTCGACATCCGCGGGCTGCTGAACCAGGACCGGCAGGAGAACCGGCCGTCCACCACCCACCCCGGGACGCAAATCCTCCGGGGGCTCACGGGGATGCAGACGTTCGATTCCGGCGGGTGGCTCCCGACCGGCGTGTCGATGGTCTACAACGGCACCGGCTCGCCCGAGCCGGTCCTCACCGACGCACAGTGGGCGCGGATGTCCGATGCCGCCGCCGGCGGCGATGGCGGCACGCATTACCACGCGCACCTGGACGGCATGACCAAGTCCGCGTACGAGTCGCAGATCCGGACGGCGTTCACAGCGATGCAAGTCGCGCAGGCTCAGCGGGACCGCACCGGTAGACGGAGGTAGATGTGCCACTCCTCGGCCGTCCGGGCACATCAGGACCAGTCACTCCACCGTCCGGGGTGGACAGGCAGCCGCTCACCGTCACCTACATCGACCCGGACGGGGGAGAGTGGCCGTGGTCGGCGCCGGACTCACGATGCAGAGTCCTGTCCGTCACCGGTATCGGCGGGCCCCCGACCGCGTACACCGACACGGCGCTGCCCAGTGGGGCGAGCCTCCCGCAGTCCTACGGGGCGGCGAAGCGGTCGATCATCGTGGGGCTGCACGTGTACGACGACGCATCCCAGTCCGGGCTACTGGACCTGCTGGACCAGCTCACGTTCGCGTTGTGGACCGAACGAGCGGGGATCCCGGCGCCGGGCCGTATCGTCCTCGCCCGCCCGAACGGCAGATCTCGCCAGATCGAGGTGTTCTGCACGTCGGGCATCGAGCAGACCGACGAATCCCGCGACGCCTATCAGCGGGATACCGGGTTGGTGTTGACGTTCGAGTCTGGTCTCGACGCCATGTTCTCCGACGCTGATCCGATCGGGCCGCTGGTGTTCGAGGCGCCCCCGGACGTGGGCGGTGTTCCGCCGCTGCTGCCCGTGGTTCTGACGCCTTCGAACACGCTGGGGGAGACGACCATCGTCAACAGCGGGAACGGGGACGCGTACCCGATTTGGACGATCCAGGGCCCCGGTACCCCGACCCTGTCGAACCTCACGACTGGGCGTGAGTTCTCCTTCGCGACGTTGGGGATCGGTGAGGTGGTCACGGTCGACACGCGTCCTGCACGGCAGTCCGCGGTCGACGGGGTCGGCGCGGACCGGTGGGGTGACCTCGTGAAGACGTCCCCGCGGGACCTGTGGACGCTCGTGCCGGGGAAGAACGACCTGAACTTGGAGATCGCGGACGCGGTCGAGGGGTCGAAGATCGAGATGGTGTATCACCGCCGCTGGCTTAGGGCCTGACATGCCGGTCCTGCTCGAGCCGCTCGACCTGGCGACGTTGAAGCGCGGTCGGCCGGTCGTGTTCGACAAGATCGACGTGACCCTCACGCACAACGAGGTCGGCTCCGCTGTCGTGGAGATGCCCGCGAACGCCCGCAACTGGGAGCTGATCCAACTAGACGTCAACGGGGGGCTGGAACCGTTCGGCCTGGTCATGACGTGGAACGACGTCTTCGTTGTGCCGCTGCTGATCGAGGACTGGTCATTCAAGCGCTCCCTCAGCGATGGCCGGATCGTGGAGACACTCACGCTCACGGGCTCGGACTTCCTCAGTCTGCTGGCGAACCGAATCGCTTTTCGGGACGCCTCGCTCGCGTGGACCGCGCAGACCGTCGGGTCTACGACGTTCGGGCCGTGGGCCGCCGAGACGGTCATCAAAACGCTCGTGTACGTGAACCTGGTGACCGCTGGCGATACGGACCGGCGGGTGCCGCTGTTCACCATCGCCACGGATCAGGCCCGCGGCGGAACGGCCTCGTACAAGGTCGCTACTCCGGCGCCGGACGCAGAATCGGGGACGGAGAACGCAACCGTTCAGCAGTCCCTGATGGACATGGTCCGTGCGGTGGACGAACAGTCTCCGATGGGGGTGGAGGTCACCCTCGGGGCCGGAGCGCTGGTGTTCGACTGCTACGTGCCCCGTGACCTCAGCGAGAAGGCCGTGTTCTCCACCGAGCTCGGAAACCTACCCGAGTCGACGCTGACGGTGTCGGCGCCAACGGGGAACGCGGTGCTGGTGCAGTCGAAGGTCGCCGGGGCGACGTTCACCGAAGCCGCTGGGGCCGGTGCGACGAGCCCGTGGCGGCGCGTCGAGCAGTTCACCGACCAGTCGTCCACCGACACGGCCGCCGACGTGACGACCGCGACGAACGAGGCGGTCGCCGCCGGTGCGGGCACGGTCGCGATCGAGGTGACGGTCGTGGACCTCCCGCGGCTGCGGTTCGGTGCCGACGGCGACGGCATCCAGGGGTATCGGGTCGGGGACATCGTCACCCTCGACCTGCGTGACGGGGTCACCTACTCCGACGTCGTGTCCAAAGTGCAGCTCGTCGCGGACAGCAGCGGCGACACCTACACCGAGACGGTGACGCCCACGATCGGTACCGCGTCGGGGGACTCCGATCGGACGATCAGCGCGAAGCTCGCGGCGCGGCTGCGTGCGGTGGAGAAGGCTCTGCGCGGTTCTGTCGCGCCCTGAGCGCCTCTTGCTCTTCGACCCTTTCTTGGAGGTGCCGTATGGCGCTGGACGACGCCTACCCCACGGGTGCGACGCAGCTGGAGACGACCGCGCAGTGGGAGGCGTTCGTCTCGAGTTTCGCCACGGATGGTGTGGTCGCTGGGGTGCGGGGGGAGTTCGCCCCCTACTTGAATTTCGGTGCCCGCACCGCGGCGATGGTGACCGGGGCGGCGCTGATCCGCGGGTTCCGCACCGAGGGCGCCTCGGACACGGCCGTGGCGATCCCCGCGCCGTCAGCGCAGGACCGCGTCGACCGGCTGGTGCTTCGCCTCGATCGCGACTCGGCCACGGCCGCCGGGTGGGTCACGGCCGCGGTCCTGACCGGCACACCGGGCACGTCACCGCAGCCGCCGGCGCTGACGCAGACGACCGACGGGATCTACGAGATCCCGATCTCGAGGTGGACGTCCGCAGCGAACGGGCAGCTGAGCGGGTTCGCGGATGAGCGTGTGATCGCCGCGGCGCCCCCGGTGGAGTTCAACTCGTGGGCGCGGCCGTCGCCGAGCCTGCGGCGGGTCGGGTTCGACCGGACCACCGGTTCCGTGCTGTGGGCCGACGGGACGTCGTGGCGGGTCCTGTCGGAAGACACCGGCTGGATCAACCTGCAGCTGAGCGGAGCCACGGCCGGGCCGAACGCGAACTCCTGGACGAACAACGTCGTCTCGCGGGTGCGGCTCCGGGACCGGCAGGTGCATCTGCGGCTGGCGATCCGCCGCTGGGACGACTACGGGCTGGGCCTGGACGACGCGAACGGATCGGTGCCGTTCATCCTCCCGAGCCTGTACCGCCCGGAGGTGTGGGAGGTCGGGTTCGGCTACCACTCCCGCAGCCCGGTGGTGGTGCGGGTCGAGCCGGACGGCTCCGTCCGCATTTTCCCGCTCGAGACGAACCTCCCGGCCGGGCGGACCATCATCGCCGGCGCCAACTACTTCATCTAGGAGCTCTGATGGCGCGCTACTGGTTCGGTCAGTCCCCGACGGACTGGACGATGGTGCTGGGCACCGGGATCGTGGAGAGCGGCGTCACGTACGCGCCTGTCCAGGCAGCCGGACCGATGACGGTCACGATGTGGTCGGCGGAGACCGGCGGCGTGCAGCACACCGATCTGCTGGACGCGTCGGGGTCCCCGATCACGGAGGTGACGTCGGCGGACGGGTCGGGGACGCTACCGACCGGCACGATCCCCCAGTTCCAAGGGCCTGACGGCATCGCGCAGCTGTGGGCTGATGCTGGCGGCGGCGTCCGGTATCGGATGCTGTCGAGTGACCTCGGTGCGGTCGTGACGACCCAGCAGGCGCAGATCGACAACCTCGAGAACATGGTCACGAACCTGGACGCGCTGACCGCCAACATCGTGCTCGCGGTCGTGTACGACGAGGTGGCGTCGACGTGGCCGACGCGTCCGGCGGTCGCAGGGACCCGGCCCGTGTACTGGCACGGCCCGAACGCGTCCCCGCCGCCCGCGGGGTACATGCAGACGAACGATCAGTTCTTCGGGTGGACTTCCTGATGCCGTTGGTGCGCGCGTATGCGCTGCGGCGGGCCCGGTTGGAGCCGTACGACGGTGGCGCGCCGATCATCCCCCCGGACCCTGACACGGGGCAGGGCGGCGGGGGTGGGACGCCGGGGACGGGAACCGGGCTGCTGGTGGGAGCGGCGATCGATCCGCCGAACCTCACCGCGTACCAGGAAGCGAACTCGACGATGGGGCCGTGGACGTGCCGCCGCGGTTTCGACTCCGGCGGGTTCGCGTCCGGTGGGTTCACCGCGTCCCGGAGCGGCGTGGACGTGGGCCGGTGGGCGAGCGTGTGGTCAGGGAAACCAGATCCGATCCAGATGGCATCCGGCGCTCTGGACTCGGCCGCGAGGACGTTCCTGGCAGGCATCCCGGACAGCCATACCGCGTTCGTGAGCATCTGGCACGAGGCCGACGTCAAGATCAAGCAGGGAAGCGCGCCGTACACCGCATCTCAGTACAAGGCGGCGTGGCGGAAATTCTTCACGTTGGTGAGGGAAGCGCAGGCCACGAAACCGAACCTGTACGGCTGTCTGATCTTCGGGTCCTACTCGTATATCAGCCCCAAGCCCGGGGCCACGCTCGACGAGTTGTGGCCCGGCAACGGCGCCGACGGGCGCCCGTACGTGGACTGTGTCGCCTACGACGGCTACAGCTTCACGGGCTCCGAGACCGGCGAATACATGTGGGGCACGGGCCGCCAGTTCGCCGACGACCACGGCGTCGCGTGGGGGATCGCGGAGGCCGGACTGACCACCGACGTCACCAGCGGCGCCGCGGGCGCGGCATGGATGCAGACCCAAGCGGACTACGCCGCAACGCACGGAGCCGGCCCGCACTCGAGCGCGGCGTTCCTGTGCTGGTTCGGGTCCACCGTCGGGGGCGTCCTGCAGACCCCGCAGTACTACGCCGAGACCCGCACCCGCTCGGGCCTGATCGCGCAGCAGTACTACACGCCGTACACCTCGTACCGTCTCTGACCAGGGAGAATCATGCCGATCGAGCACCGGGCAGGAGCGGGCGCGTCCGACGTCACCGGCGACCTGACCATCACCATCCCCAGCACGGTCGTGTCGGGGGACTTCATGGTGATCACCTGGCATGTCGCGTCGGCCTCGCGGTTTTCCTGCCGGAGGGGTGGGCGTATCTCCCCGAGGCGGGCACTCCTGGACCGCACAGCGTGGGCACGTCCCGCGCCGCCGGGATCTACAAGATCGCTGACGGGGCCGACGCGAACACCGTGTTGGACCTGGGGACAACCGACGAGACCGAGGTCAAGGAGACCTGCCGTTTCAACGCGTGGTCCGGGGTCGACGAGGCCGCGCCGTTCGACGGCGACTCTGTTTTCGCGTCGTCGACCACGGTGAGTGGTACGACCCACCCGTCCCCGTCGATCGTGACGACCGCCGATGGCGCCGTCGTGGTCACTACCGCGAGTTTCAAGGATTCCTCGGTCAGCGCGATCACGGCGCCGACGGGCTGGACGGACCGCGGCAGCAGCACGTCGACGGGCGGCGGTCGATCGTCCACGGCCCACGCGTCCAAGGCGGCGGCGACGGGCGGAAGCTACGGCGGCGAGTCGTGGACGACGGACGCGATCCCGTCCAGCCGGGCGATGTTCACGTTCGCGCTGAAGCCGCAGGTCGCGACGCAGACCGCGCGGCCCGTCAATGACGTGACCGCTACGAACACGACCGACGAGAACTTGGGCACCGTCGACCTGTACACCACGATCGACGAATCGATCCTCAACACGGCCGACTACGTCCGCGCGATCGAGGGCGGTGTCTACGAGGCGCTGCTGGCCACGATGACGGCACCGCCGTCGGAGTCGGGGTTCCAGGTGAAGTACGTGGTGGGCCTCGGGGACGGTGCGGCCTCTGCCACCGTGGACACGTACCTCATGCAGGGTGCCACGCAGATCGCGCACTGGACGGACGAGATAACCGCCGACAATACGACCGTGTCGCACACCCTCACCGGGGTGGAGTTCGATGCGATCACCACCTGGTCGGACCTGCGGATCCGCTGGGTCGCGACGGATCTGAGCGGCTGATGGAAGCACGCATCTACCAGGCGTGGGTGGAGACCGGCCCCGCGCTGCCACGGCCGACCGTCCGGATCTATCAGGCGTACGGGCAGACGGTGGACGCGCCACCTCCGCTGACGGTGCGGATCTACCAGGCGTGGGTGACGGCCGCGGCCGGTGGTGTGGGGACGCTGCGGATCTATCAGGCGTGGGTGACGGCGGCGCTGCCCGCTGATGTGGTGCTGTCGGGCATCAAAGCGGACCGCGGGGGGAGTCTCGGCGGGGTGACCGCGCGGGTGTTCCGAAACGGCGGCCTGTGACTGGCTACTCCTGATGGTGGACGGCGGTGACGATGCCTGATGGGGCGACGAATGCTTGGCGTCTCGATCGGCTTGAGGAGAACCTCCGAGACCTCGCGCAGCGGGCCGTGTCCACCGACCTGTACACGCGGGACCGCACCGAGCATGAGCGGACCATCGCCGATCTGCGGGCGGCGCTCGCCGAAGAGAAGACTGCCCGGCGGGCAGCGGACGAGTCTGCGCGGATGGCGTGGCAGGCGGCTCTGGAAGCAGAGCGGATCGCCCGCGAACGCGCCGACGAGGACGAAGAAGAGGACCGGAAGCGGGACGTCCAGGACATCAAGACGGCGATGGTCAACCGCGGCGTCAGTTGGCGGCAGGCCGTGTATGCCGGGCTCTTCCCGGTGCTGCTGTTTCTGGCCACGGTCTTGCTGCAGCTCAAGGCCGGGACGGGTAAGTAATGGCTGAGCGGGTGCGGAGTATGCGGCGCAACCTCGGCGTCTTCGTGCTGACGGTCGCGGTGGTTGCTCTGGCGTGGTGGGCGTGGCAGTCGGTCCGGGACCTGCAGAAGGACAATGCTCTGCTTTCGCAGCAGGTGCAGCAGCTCGGCGGTGTTCCGCTCAAGTCGCCGAAGCCTGGCCCGACCGGTCCACAAGGTGAACCCGGTGCAGCGGGCGAGCGGGGCAATCCCGGTGAGCGGGGTCCCGCCGGCGCGGCCGGAGAAGCCGGTGCGTCGGGGGAGCCCGGAACACCGGGCGATCCGGGGGAGCAGGGCCCGCAGGGCGCGCCGGGCGAGGTTGGTCCGTCGGGGGCGCCAGGGCAGGCAGGCGCCGACGGGCAGGACGGTGCTCCCGGTTCGCAAGGGCCCGCAGGCCCGCAAGGCGATCCTGGTTCGCCCGGACCGGCAGGTCCGTCGGGCCCGCCGGGGCCGGCGTGCCCCTCTGGCTACACGGTCGAGGAGGTCACGGTCGTGACCGCCACCGGACCGCAGCCCGCCACGATCTGCACCGAGACCGCGGAATAGGGGGACTCGATGCCTCTGGCAGCCGCACGAGCAACCGTCACCGAGCCGAGCAGCCCGGACCTCGCCGCCGCCGTCGCGGCGCTGACCGCGAAGGTCGACGCCCTGCAGCAGACGGTGGACGCGCTTCCTGATGTGGTGGCGGTCAAGGTGGCTGAGGAACTCCGGACACGGCTGGTGTCGTAGAACCGGATCGCCTGCAATGTCGGGGCTGCGGGGTATCGTCGATGCGACCCCTCGAAGCTCCCTCCACGGCCCGTGGCGGCTGTTGTTCTAGGCAGGCGACGATCCTCACCCTCGACGATGTGATGACGCGGTTCGGTGCGCTGACGGATACCGCAGCGCCGCCCGATCATGCGCATGTGCGGGGGACTGTCCTGGCGGTCGGCATGGACTGGCTGCTGCGCATCCCCGCGGGGCCTGCGCGTGACGCGGCGCTCGAGCGGCTGCTCGAGTCCGCCGAGCTCGCCTGCGCGGCCCTGAACACCGCCGACTGACCTTCCTTCTTCATCCTCAGCCGACCCATGGCGGGTCGGCTTTTCGGCATGCGCTGGAGAGGCCGATGGACGACAAGAGCAATGAGGAGCCGGACGTCGAGGAGATCGACGTGCCGCCGATCCCGGAGCCGGACGAGCCCGAGGAGGGCGTGCTGGACCCGGACGACACCTACACCGAGGGGCCGCAGGCATGAAGCTGCAGCGCCGTTCGGCGTTCGGGTGGCCGGGGACCGCGGCCGGATATGCGCCCTGCAAGAACGGGCTCGTCGTGCACTACGACGGCGCGAACAAGGGCTTGGCCCGCAAGCCGCATTCGGCGTGCGTCGACTACTGGAAGTGGTGCCGGCGCTTCCACATGGGGACGCGCGGCTGGGCCGACGTGGGGTACAGCTATGCGGTTTGTGCCCACGGCTACGTCATGGAAGGCCGTGGCTGGCAGCGGCAGCAGGCCGCGCAGCCCGGAGGGAACTCGACCTGGACGAGCGTGACGTTCATGTCGGGGCCCGCGGAGCGTCCGACCGCCGCGCAGATCGGCGCGTCCGCGACCTGCGGAACTGGCTCCGCGGCAAGGGACTCGCCGCAGCCGTGTCGTACCACGGCCGGTTCATCTCGACGACCTGCCCCGGCGCGATCCTGCGCGGCCTCGTGACGTCGGGCGCGCTGATCGCGGGGGACATCAAGGAGGACAAGGACATGCCCGAGTACGTCAGCGTCGGCGTCGACTCCCCGCAGGAGCTCCCGCCGAACGAGTGGGTCACCGTGACGTGGGGCCACGAGTACTCCGACGGTGAGCACCACCATTGGGACAAGGGCGGCTCGTCGTTCGTCATCGGCCCCGCGCGGTACTCGGTGACGGCGAACGTCCGCATCAGCGGGCTGCCGGCCGGTACGGAGATCCAGGCGCGGACGATCGAGCGGCACGAGGACAGCGGGGATGTCGACGGCGGTCCGCTCGCGGAGTACACCGCGTCGGGCGGCGACACGTTCGTCCATTACGCGCTGCCCGCGGACGTCGTGTCGGACAAGCGCCGCGTCCGGTTCCAGGTGATCCACTACGGCACCGCCACCGGACGGATCACCGGTGGCAGCGCCAAGGCGTTCGTGTGGGAGCAGTGAGGAGATCGTCATGAAGATCTGGGGTCGTGAGCCCGCCGTCTGGGTGGGCCTGGTCGCCGTCGCCGTACAAACCCTCGTCGCCTGGGGCGTCGACCTGACCGAGGCGCAGCAGGCCGGCATCAACGCGGTCGCCGCGCTCGCGGTGGGTCTGGTCGTCGCGGTGATGGTGGCGCGGGACCGGATCGTTCCGGCGGCGGCGGGTCTGCTCGTCGGTGTGCTGCAGTTGGCGGTGGCGTTCGGCGCGGACTTCTCGCAGGAGCAGGTCGCGTCGGCGGGCGCGCTGCTCACGGCGGTGTTGGCGGCGTGGCTGCGGACGCAGGTGACGGCGCCGGTCGCGGCGGATGGCAGCCGGGTGCCGAAGGCGCCGGTCGCGGGCCGGTAGCCCTCGGGTACGCGGACGGCCCCCGCGCTTCCCCGGTCTGGGGAGGCGCGGGGGCCGTTTCGTCGTGTCCCCTCACAGGGGCGATGATGCGCGTGCGCGGCTGGCCTCGAACCGAGAGACTCAACGTTGCGACCCCGGACGGGGCGATGAGGGATCGACAGTAGCACCGCCCGGCGTGCCGGTCCCGGCTTCGGCCCGATGCGGCCGGGGGCTTCGTCTCGCCCAGGGATCAAGCGGTCTCCCACGGATCCACGCCCGTGCGGGTCTTGTTGTGGATGATGTCCAGCGCTTCCTCTCGTGAGGACGCGGCGGCCGTGATGATGCGCTGGTAGGCCATCCACAACCCGTCCATGCGCTCGCGGACGTGCACGTACTCGCTGGGGAGAGGCCACCGGTTGCTGATATCGGCGGCCTCCGTGACGAGCGCCGAGACGCCCTCGTCGGTCAGACCGTGGCCCTCGCCCAACCAGGCGAGAATGGCGTCGCGGGTCGGCGCGGTGACGGCCATGGCGGACTCCTCGAAGGGGACGATGGCTACCTGCCAGGCGAGGGAAGGCCCGTGTTCGCGCCTTCGACAGAGCAACTCGTCCTGCCTGACTCGCCGGACGATCTGGAGGGCTGGCTCGTCGCGATGCTCCGCACCGTCCGCCACGACGAAATGGCCTCCCCCTGGAACGGGCGGAGGCCATCGCAGCGGAGCGGTTCACGGGCGAGGAGGTCGTCCAGGCCCTACGCCGGGTCCTGGCGGTCGAGCTCGCCCGGGCTCGCTAGTTGAAGGTGAACGCGTGCCGGTGCCCGAGGTCGCGGACGCCGACCTGGGCGAAGCGGTCGTCGAGGATCGCGACGCGGCGGGCGTGCTCGTCGGCGCTGAGCCAGTACCGGCCCGGCGGTTCGGCCCCGTACGCCTTGGCGTAGCACGCGGTGGTGTAGTCGCCCGGCTCGTACCCGTCCGCGGCGACCTCGGTGTCGGTCATGTGAACGAACGTGATCCCGTGGCGGGCCGCCATCCGCTCCGTCAGCGTCCGCTGCGCGAGGACGGCGTGGAGCACCTCGTCGACGGGGCGGGCGATGGGGATCTCAGCGGTGTGCTCGTCGCCGGTGAGCCGGAAGATCGCGGACTTCAGCGCGAGGGCTCGCAGCGCCTCGTTGATGAGCGGGCCGGCGTCGTCGGCGATGTCCCACTCGGAGATGGTGAGGGTGCCGGTGAGGCAGGTCCGGTCCTGGTCGTAGCGGCGGCACGTCTCGAGCAGCCGCGGGTACTCGGGGTCGGTGGTGATGGCCCGCATGATGTCGGCCGCGGTCCGAGCGACGTCGACGGGGTTGGGGCGGACGGTCGGCATGGTGTTCTCCCCGGCGCAGGGTGAGGGACGTGACCCCGGAGGGCGCCGTCGTCCCCGGGGCTGGAGGCCACCCGCGTGACGAGCGTCCCACCCGGTGGGGGGCGGTGTCTGTGGCCTACGGGGGAGAAGCGCGTACTGTCCGATGCCGGTCTCGTCGTGTGGGTGGCGGCGACTACGGGTGCCGCTCATGATGAGGGCGCGGCAAGCGATGGACCGGAAGCGTCCCGGCCGGTTCCACCAACCCTGGCACATCAGGTTGCCGGTGGTTCCGGCCGGGACTTCAGGCCTCCCGGCCCCCAGGGGGCGCGGGGTACGCCCCCCAAGTCTGGTTGAGCACGGCCGGGGCCTCGCCCTGCTGGTGACTTCCGAGGCCCCGGCCGCGCACCTCCCCCCGGAGTGGACACGCCCGGAACGGGGTTGTGCGGGGTGCGGGCGCGTCCACGCTCATCACAGGTCCACCTCGAACCATAGGCAGGTGCCGTACTCGTCGGCCTGCAGACTCCACCGGGACGCGAGCGCGTTGATGATGGTGAGTCCGCGGCCGTAGTCGCGGCGGTCGCTGCCGGGGTTGGCGGGGCCCTGGTCGCGGACTTCGACGCGGAAACGGTCCGGGCCGCAGATGACGGCGACGTCGATGATGCCGGTGCCGTGCAGGACCGCGTTGGTGACCGCTTCGGAAGCGAGGAGTTCGATGTCGTCGATCTTGCCGAGGTGGGGGAGGACGGCAGCGGCCCGGCGGCAGATTTCCCTGCGGATGCGAGGGACGTCCTTGGCCTCGGTGAGGGCGAGGGGGGCGCCGAGGAGGTCCATGGTCGCCATCACGATCCGTCCACTTCGAGGTGGGTGGTCCGCATGATGTGACCTCCGGGGCTCACGGTGTGCTGCCGATCGAGCGATAAAAGTAAGAGTGCCGTGACACGTCCACGATTTCAATGACCGTGTCACGATAATCTTGGCCGTACTAGGCCACCAGCCAAGACGCGGAGGCCAGCAGCAACCGGAGGATGATGCAGAGATGGCAGCAGTCATGACTCCCACCATCCGCGGACGCCGGCTCGCCCTCGAGCTCCGCACCATGCGCGAACGCTGCGGACTCACTCAGGCGGAAGCGGCGCGCCGGTGTGGCTGGTCAAAGAACAAGCTCTCCCGGTTCGAGGACCCCTCCACTCGCCCGTCCGACGAGGACGTTCGGGCGCTCCTCCAGATGTACGGCGTTGACCCCGACCGCCACCAGGCCATCCTCAACCTGACCAAAGACTCCTGGCAGCACGGCTGGTGGACCGGATTCCGTGATGCGTTCACCGGAAACTTCATCATGCTCGAAGACCAGGCGCCGCTCATCTGCAGTTACGAGACGATGCTCGTCCCCGGCCTGCTTCAGACCCCCGAGTATGCACGCACCGTCATCGACGGAGCCCGTCCCGGCACAGAGGAAACTGACCTCGACCGTCTCGTCGCCGCCCGCATGGCACGCAAGGCGATCCTCCGCCGCAGCACCCCACCGGAGTGCCGCTTTGTGATCAACGAGGCCGCGCTGCGGCAGACAGTCGGTGGCGAAGACGTGATGCGTAAGCAGATCGGGGATCTGTGGTCGACCGCGACATCACACGCCAACGTCACCATCCAGATCTTGCCGTTCAGTGCCGCCGTCGCGTGTGGTCTCGCTGGCCCCCTCACCCTCTTCATCCACCCCAGCGACCACGGCCTCGACACCGGACACACCGAGGCGCAGATGGGGGAGTGGTACGCAGAAAGCGCAGACGAGGTCCACGGGCTTAGGCTGACCTTTGATGGAGTGTGCCAGGCCGCACTCTCGCCGGAGGACTCCACCGCATGGCTTGCGGCCCGGACACACGAATAGTCCAGTCGCAAGGAGAAGACCGGTGCATGCACCACCAGCCGCCACGTGGCGCCGATCTAGCCGATCCACGGGCAACGGCAACAACTGCGTCGAGCTCGCCGACCTGGGGGAAGGAGTCGGCGTCCGGGATAGCAAGGCGCCTCACGCGGGCGCGCTGCTGCTGCCACGCGAGGCGTGGCGCGAGATCGCTGAACGGGTGAAGGCTGGCGACCTCGACCTGTAGCTCCCTCTGAGAAAGGCCCCCGGGATGGGTGTGTTCCGGGGGCCGTCCAGTCGCACCCACAGGGTAGCCACGAAGGCGGGCTCTAAACGCGGCGCCCGCGCCGTTAGTTCGCCCTTGTGTTCGAACCTATGGGTATATACCCAATGGGGTAGAGGCCAAGAGGTCGCCCTACGTTGCCCGTCATGCGGCAACGAAGGCGCATCGAGCCTCACTCGGATCGGCCGGTGTACAAGCAGGTCGCGGACGACATCCGCCACCAGATCCAGTTAGGGCTGCTGCTGCCCGGGGCACAGCTACCGAGTGAGTCCCGGATCGCCGACGAGTACGGTGTGGGCGCCAACTCGGTCCGCTCCGCGCTGCGCGTCCTACGCGCCGAACGCCTCATCGTTACCGAGGCCGGCGTCGGGTCGCGTGTCCGCGACCCGGAAGAGAGGTCCATGGTGACCATCCCGCCCGGAGCACGCGTCACGATCCGGCCTGCCACCGACGATGAACGCCGCCGGTTCGGCTTGGAGCCGGGCGAGCCCGTCGCCGTCATCGCGACAGCGGAGGGCGAGGAGGTGCTGCCCGCCTACCGCGTCGTCCTCGTCGCAGAGGACGACGCGGACGACAGATAGCCCCCGCCCGCTGGCATATTCGGTATCCACGAGTCAAGAAACGGCCCCCGCGCTGATGAGAACGGGGTTCCGTGCGCACAGTCGCCAGACTGACACCCTGGGTTTGGTCTCTGCAAGACATTGACGTCTGTTAGTTCCCAACTGTCCAGTCGGTCATGGCGCAACTCTCATCCAGTGCACAGAACGCCCGGCCACACCAGTGACCGGGCGTACCACGCGCATCATGCTCACCCGCGGATGAAGCCGTTCACCACCATCGGCAGCGACGCGTCCAGCCCCGCGACGTTCAGCACGCCCTCGTCCCGCGGGTCCGCGATCGAGTGCCCGGCCGCGGTCATCGCCGCCACCACGACCCGCGCGTTGCCGTTCACCGCCCGGCGGTACGACGCCAGCGCCTGCGTCGGGTGCGACCGGCCCGCCCACGTCTCGTTGTCGGTCAGGACCACGATGCCGTCCACGTTGAGCCGTTCCTGCTGCGCCCAGGTGAACGGCAGCGACAGGTTCGTGCCGCCGCCCGACGGACGCCACTGGCCGATCTCCCGCAGGTTCGTCCGCGCCGTCACTTTGGAGGCGTGGACGCGGGTGTCGACGTCGATGACGTGGACGTTGCCGCCCTCGACGCGGTTGAGGATGACCGCCATCGCGTTCGCGACCTCGTAGCAGGTGCCGAGCGGAGCCCCACCGGACTGGACGCTCTCCCACGACATGGAACCGGACGAGTCGACCGCGATGAGGATGCGCCGGCCGGACGGCTCGACGTGTCCGAACGACAGCTCGTACGCCTCCTCGAGCGCGTCCACGACCGCAGGTACCGGCGCCCACGTCTGCATGTCGGCGCGCGGGTTCGGCTGCGCCCGCCCGGCCTGGTAGACGCGCAGCGCCAGGAACAGATCCATCGGGTGGACCCGCGCCTTCGCGAGGGCGTCGGGGTTGGTGAGGCGCTCTGCAGCGCGGCGGGTCGCGTCGCTCATCGGGGCGAGGGTGCCGAGCCGCGTCATCCGCGCCAGGTTCCGGATGAGGGCGGTCATCCCGACCGTGTCGACGAGCTCGTCCCACACGCCCGCGTCGCCGAGCACGTGGTCGGGCAGGAACTCCCATGGCACCCCGCGGTCCTGCACGACGTCGATCGCCTCGACCGGGGTGGTGACGGCCTGTGCGGCGAGGAACGCGTCGATTGCGGGCACCTGGCCGCGGGGGTCTTCCGCTGCCGCGCCTTGCATGCCCGCCACGCGACCTGGTCGACGTCCCCGGCCAGGAACCAGGACCCGAGGGCGGCCCGCATCGCTCGGCCGGCGACCGGTGCGGTACCGCCGGAGGTGGTCTTCCCGCCGAGGTTCTTCCAGTACCCGAAGAACGTGGCGAGGTGGTCGGTGGTCCGCGCGGCCTTCGCCAGCGACGCCTTCACAGCCTGGCGGGTGTCGGCGTCACCGCGTGCAGCCGCGGCGGCGAGGACGAACAGCGCGGGCCGGTTCTTCGGCGCCCGCGGCGGCCGGGCCGTGGAGATCTCCGTTGCGAGGTTCACCGCGCGAACACCATCAGCCGCCACCGTGTCGAACACGACCTGCGCGTTGTCGGCGGTGAGCTTGTCCTCGCGGACGTAGTAGGTGCCGCCGGTCGTGCCGAGGATGATGAAGTCCTCCAGTCGCGTCCACAGGTCCTTGCCGAACGTGTAGCCGCCGGCGTTGTTGCGGACCTGCTCGTGCTCGCGGCCGGGGATCGGCCGGGTCTGCGGCGTCGCGATGGTGGAGACGGCAGCGAGGGGGTCACGGGCCACGGTCGGCCTCCAGGTGTTTCGCCCCGCCCAGGGGGCGGATGTGGGGGAGTGGAGGCTGAGCGGGCGGGGAGGGCGGATGTGGTGACGCCCACCGGGATAAGAGCTCTGCCATTGAGCTACACCGGACCAGGTCCGGCGACGGGATTTGAACCCGACCAACCTCTCCATTAATAGTGGTAACCGGCGAGACTTCGACCCGCCCTCCCCGTGCGTCCAGCCTGCTCGTCGAGTCTGGTGTCTGCACGGATATGGAGACGACCACCGGGGGTCTGTAAGCAAGATAACCGATGGTCTTCGACCCGTGCAGGCACCGGACCCGACGTGCACAACCGACGCTAACCGCCCGAATCGGCTACCGCGAATCGTTTATTCGGTCGGCGTGTCGCCCGTCCGGGCAGCGGCTCGGAGCGCCTGCTTCGCCGTGAATACGTCCCCCGCTTCAAGCCACCATGGGTGTCGCTGCAGCTTCTCGGACAGGTCGAGGCGCTCTGCCCGCGCCTGCGCCAGCTCGGCCCGCTGCTCCTCGGTCACCTCGGCTACGCCGGCGACGACGTCTCGGGCGCTGGGGTGCGACGCCGCGACCTCCTCACAGCGGGCGTCAGCGGCGTACCAGGCGCGCTGGAGTTCGAGCAGGTCAGCAGGGAAGTCGAAGTCGGCCACGTTGTGATCATAGAGAGCGCTAGAGAGCAGTAGAGCCACCTGAAGGGGCAGCGTGCGTCACAGTCCGATGCCCTTCATGGGGTTGTTCTTCCACTTGTCCACGGCGCGGATGTAGCCGAGGACCACCGGGGACTTCTCTGCCCACCGTCCGTGGGAGGCGATGACGGAGACGGGGACGCCCGCGGCGTAGGCCGTCGTGGCGGCACCGCTCCGGAGCGAATGACCGCTGTAGCTGTCGGGCAGTTCAGCCAGGAGCGCGCGTCGGCGGACCATATCGCTGATGGACTTTCCGGTGAGGCGTGCTGCGGCCCGGCCGGCCATCTCGGCTTCACCGCCGATCCGGCCATGACGGTCGACCGGCCGGAACAGAGCGCCACCACGAAGCCCGCACTCGTCGAGGGCGTCCGTCCAGGCGCGGACAGCCCGGACTGCGCATGTCGCTTCGTGCTGCCCGTAGGGGACGCCGACAGATGCGCCCTGGGCTTCCTGGTCGGTCTTGGACCGGCGAATGTAGACGTTGATGCCCTCTTCGGCGTCCTGGACGTCGATGCGGTCCAGGCCGGAAATCTCGGAGCGGCGCCCCATCATGTTGAACCCCACGAGGAGCACAGCTCGGTCGCGGACACCGCGGAGCGTGTCAAGGTCGCAGGTGTCGACCATGGCGCGGAGACCGTCCAGGAGCAGGGGAGTGGCCTTGCGGACCCGGTTACCGTTGTCGGCCCATTCCCGCTTGTAGGCGCGCAGGAGCTTCAGTGCTGCGCGGGTGTTCGGTTCCTTGTCGTGGCCGGCGTCTGTGTGCTTCGAACGGATGGTGCCGATGGCGTTGTCGATCGTGGCGGGCGCCATGTCGATGCCGACGAGGCGCGCGACGTAGTCCGCCAACGTCTGCGCAGTGGCGGGGAGCGCAACGCGGCCCTCGTCCGCGCACCAGCGGGAGAACTGCTTCCACGCCCACTCGTAGGTGCGCGCGGTGTTCTCGGGGGTGGAGTTGACGAGTTGCTCGGCGGTCTTGGCCGCGATGGTGAAGTCGGCGTCGGTGTAGGCGACGGGCGCTGGCTGCTCCGGGCGGACGACAACGGGGGAGTGGGCGGGCTCGAGGTTGGTCACCGCTGCGCCACCGACAGGTCGATTTCGTCGGAGATGGTGCCGCCATGGTTGTCGTGGGCGTGGAGGCTGGCGACGTATTTCACGTCGGCGACGGTCCCGCCGTGGTCGATCCGCGTGTATCGGTCGGGGTGCTGAGTGTAGAAGTGCTCGTTCCAGGGCCCCCACTCGCCGTGAGTGCCGAACTCTGGGCAGGCGTGGCATGCCCATGCAAGACCGTCTCGCTGCCCCCGCAGGTTGCGGTAGTGCTGGAAGGTGAACAGGGCACCGTCCCGTGCTGTCACCCGCACGATGATGTCGCTCGGGTCGAGCCGGGCGAAGTAGGTCTCTCGGTTCATCTGATCAGTGCTCCCCCACCGGATTCTGAGTTCCTATAAGTCACCTTAACGGAACCCAGATCTCTCTGCCTTCGGTCGAACGGAATAGGTCTAGATCGACTGCTTGCCCCCTCCTGGAGAGGCTGTGTCCTGCTCTCACACAAACCGGCACCACGGGCGGCGAAGAGACGCCACTATGGAGTCCCATGAGCAGCCAAGCAAAGCGCCTGACCTACCGCGAGCGACTGACCAGCGAGATGAAGGCCATCCGCGACGACTATCGAAAGATCATCGCTGCCTCCAGCGTCGTAAACGTCGACCCCAACCGGACTCACTCGGACTGGGGGGCGTTCGTCGGCTTCCCAGAGTGGGCCTGGGCGCCGGGCGACGCATCGCTGGAGGCTTCACGGATGAAGCTGCTGGGCATGTTCCGAGACTGGGCGCCCCGCTTCCGCCTGCTCTTCCCCCACGCAACCCCACAGGTCGATGAGCGCCTGTCCGGTGCGCTGGAAAGACTGCATGACTGGCTGGTCCGGGAAACGGGCTCCCACGATGTACCCGCCACGATCCAGCAGGCAGAGGTGCAACTCGATGCGACCTTCTCGCTCCTGTTCGAGTTGATGGCGTTGCTTCCGCCGGACGAGTTCAAGGTCCGTGCCACGGTCGACACCAACACGTTGGTGGATAATCCAGACCTCGCGGCCCACACGCAGAGCTTGGGCGGGCGCTACATGGTCCACCTGCTGCCGGTCGTGCTTCGAGAGATTGATGACCTCAAGCGCAACGGACGAAACGAGATGGTGCGCGAAGGGGCGAAGCGCGCCGACCGCCGGCTCAAAGGACTGCGTACTAACGGAGACGTGCTCACGGGAGTCCGTGTTGCGGGAGACGTCCACGCGGTCTTTGATCACGTGGAACCTGCAAGCGATGATCTTCCGAGTTGGTTGGACCTGAGTGTTCCCGACGATCGGTTCGTTGCGTCCACGCTCCTGTTGCAGTCTGCCCACCCGGGATCGGCTGTCTACGCGGCAACTGGGGATATCAACCTTCAGACGAAGCTGTCGGCAGTCGGCATCCCGTTCGTTGAGCTTCCGTAGTCGCTCGTTGACGCCCTCTTCCTCGCCGGAATGAAGCTTATGGTGAGCTAGGCGTCTGATCGGGCCTTAGCGAGGAACGCGCGCCGGAAGCCGCCCAGCTCGAACACGTCCGCCAGGAAGGTCCCCTCGTCCGTCCACCCAGGTATGTAGTCCGGGTGGGCGCGCCACAGGCCGGCGAGGTTCCGCAGCGTCGTACACGGGAAGCCGTGGCTGGGCTCGCAGGTGAAGCAGCGTGCGTGGCTACGCCCCTCCTGGTCGACGTAGGTGCTGTGCCAGCCCGCGATCCTGCGCAGCGAGCCGATCCGGTCGCGCTCGGCCTGGCGGGCGGCGCTGTCGAGTTTGTCTGCAGACGCACGGTCCTCGTCGAGGCGGGCGAAGATGAAGTCCTCGCAGCGGAACTCCCAACCCCAATCAGGGTCCCCTTCGCGGAGGTAGTTCCCCACGGTTCTCTCCTCGTCGATGTTCATCTGCCCGGAATCCGCATTCTGTGAGCCCATCACGCGGCGGCCTTCTGGACGCCCACCGCGCTCGCGTACACCTCTTCGAGGAACTTCCACCCCGCCGGCGTGTGCCGGTACTTCGTGAAATCGTCGGGGCGGACGACGACCTGCGGGCCGCGGTCTTCGTTGACGATGAGGCCGATGCTGTAGAAGTCCGCGACGATGGCCGCCTGCTGCAGAACCGCAGGCTTGGGCTTCCCGGCAAGGACGAGCGCGCGGCGGCAGTACGGCGCGAAGCGGCTGGCGCGGCCCAGTCCCGGTTTCCACTGGTGGCCGTGGACGATCGCGAGCTCCACGCGCAGCGGATGAGTGAGTTGCCGCACGAACCCGCCCGGGGTGATGTCCACCGTCCCCAGCGGCATCCGGTCCAGGTCGCGATGCTCGGCAGGCCGAAACGACGAAAACGGGACCGGATGCCCGTGCGGCAGGTTCATGAGCAGGCTAAGCCAGTCAAGCCGAGTCACCGAGGGATTGCCGTGCGCTTGACGTCGCTCGAACTCAGCGCGGTCGGGCGTGTAAACGATGGTGGCATCCACTCCCGACCAGCGCATATTGACGTGCTCAACGCCTGTGAGGTCGAGGGCAGTGAGGATTTCCTCGGTGCTCGGGCTCATGCTCTATTCTCTCATTCTCGCAGGTCAGATGTAGGAATGGCGCTGCCGGGATTTCTCAATCCCGACACGACGTATCAGGGGTGCCCCGGCAGGTGGGACAGCCGAACGTTCAGCGCGAACGCGGGTAGACGCCCATCTGCCTCAGCGGCGATGCCGGAGAGCCGCGCCAAGGCCGCGAAAGGATGGTCCGGCTCAAAAGTGTTGATGGCGAGATTCGGAACCTCGACCTCAACGGTTTCCCCCGAGGGGAAGGTGATGTGGGCACCGTCATAGAAGGTCTCCAGGGCACCCACGCTGGCGGGCAGGGTGTCGGTGATGATGTCGCCCGACCAAGCTTCGCCGTCCTGGCTCAGGCGTGCGGTCCCCTGGAAGGTGATGCTGCCGTCCAGCGTCGTGGCAGTGACCTGCTCGCGGTGAATGTTCGTGTCGGTCATTCTTCGGTTCCCTCTCCAGGAATGGGCTGTTGTGGGGGCTGGTGTTCCGTGAGGCGCCGCCGTAGAAGGCGGCGCCGGACGCAGCACCAGACACTGCTCAGCTTCCCCTGTGCCAGGTCCGCTCGCCGTAGTCGTTGGACCACTGCCATGTGAACCCCTGCTCGGTGAGCCAGTCTCCGATGGTCTTACGGATTCGCTCGTGAAGGGCGTGGTCGGTGCCGCCGAGGAACCAGACCTCGAGAGTGTGCTCCGGGTATGGCTGCTCGGAGTCGAGGCTGGGCAGGACACCACGGGTGGTGTAGAAGACGCGGAGCCACACCGGCAGACCCTGGTCCTGGACCATGGTGTACTCACGGGCACCGCGCATGATGTTGGAGGGGCCTTCGTGCCAGCGGTGCCGACGGCGGGCGCCGATCGTTTCGCGGCAGACCGCGAACAGTTTCTCGGTGTCCTGGTCGGTGAGCTGGTTGTGGACGATGATGCTTGTCGACATGCCCATGGTCAGGTTCCGTCCGAGTTGAGTACGCGGGACAGGCTGTCGCGAATGTCGGAAGCGCCCTTGTGTCCGCTCTTGGCGTCGCATTCCGCGAGAAGCCGTCTGGCGTCCGTTACAGAGAGATCGATGGCGGCCTGCTGCGGCGACAGCTGCGTTCCGGTGACCGTGCCGAGGACACGCGTGATGGTCTGATAGCGTCCTGGCGGATCACGGCGGTGATCTCGGTGACGTGTTCGTCCTTGTCGAGTTCGATGCTGGTGATGCGGAACTGGCGGTCGGCCATGGTCAGTCTCCGTTCGGGTTGCGCAGGGCGTGCGCGAGCATGTCGACGTGTGCACTCCACACGCCGCATCGGTAGACGGTGGTGAGGTGGTAGGTGAGTTCGCCGTAGGTGTCCGCGGGAACCCATGCGGCGCGAGCGGCGTCGTCGCCGCCAGCCACGGCCGGGAACTGACCGCGTGGGATGACGCCGAGGTCGGCGATGCACAGCGTGGTGACCATCCAGGCTTCGTCCGAGGCGCGGGGATCGTCGACGTACTGGGGCATCCCGGCGTGCCACTCGATGTTCTGTCCTCGGAGGTCGAGGCCGGTTTCCTCGGCCAGCTCACGGACCGCGGCTTCCAGCGCGGTTTCGCCCGAGTCGACCTTGCCGCCGGGCAACGCCCACCGGCAGAGTTCATAGCGTTCGACCTCGTCGCGGCGTTCGATGAGGACGATCCAGCGGCGACCGTTCTCGTCGAACGCCGCGACGAGCGCGTCGGCGGCTTGCTGTTCCCCCCAGTGGCCCAGTTCGCTGCGGCCGTAGCGGATGCCGGTCGGGTGGTGCGGGTTGAGAGGGCGCCCGTCGACGACCTCGAAGGGGATTGCTGCGGCGGCTTGTCTCGCTGGCCAGTCCAGCGTGGTGGGGTCGTCTTCTGGGTCGGCCCACCCTTCGGTGATGCCCTTGCTGAGGACATCAGGGTGCGTGTAGGTCCGGGACACGTTCAGTCCTTTCCACTGATGATGGCGGCTGAGATGGCGCACCAGCCGATGTGCCATGCCTGGTCGAGGTAGGCGGCGCCGGACGCGAGGCCCGGTTTGCCGAGCTCGGCGTATTCGTCCTTGCCGATCCGCCTGAGCGCTCGGCACAGGATGGGGAGGACGCCGTGGTCGCGGCGGTCCATGACGTAGTGGGAGATGGCGTTCACGGCGAGGCCGGCTGCGGCGCGGCGGGCACTGAGACGCTCCCCCGAGGAGGTGCTGGCGAGCGCGAGGAACGCGACCTGCGTGGCGGTAAGGGTGGCGACGTGGATCGCGCAGGCACGGTTCCCGGCGGGCCCAGGCATGCCCTTGACGTGGGCGCAACGGGCCGTTTGAACCCAGTAATCGCCCACGGTGTGGCCGGCGTGGAGAGCGGCGTACACGCCGCCGAAACGTCCGAGGCTCACGAGGACCTCCGGGGTGCTTCGTCCACTCGCACGCTCGTGGGGTGCCCTTCGGTGGAGTGCTTGCGGGCCGCGGCGCCGGCGCCGCGCAGCGTCTTGTAGTTGACTCCGGAACGGGGGTCGGGGCCGCCGCGGCGGAACACGTCCAGGCATTCGCCGCACCGCCACGCGAACCCCTGTCGGAGCGGGTTCCCGAACACCCTCGGTGCCTCCCCCACGAGGATCTGGCCGGGGCCGGGCTCGACGGCGGCGGCTACGGCGTAGATGGCGTGGTCGGCTCCAGCCTCGGCGGCTGCCGACAGCCACAGTGCCCGGGCCTTACCCAGGTCGCCTGCCGTGATCGTGTTGGTGATGACGGTCGCCCACGGTGGGGTGTTGTGGTTGGTGTAGGTCCTGACGTCGGTCATCGGCGGGGGCTCCCGTCCGGCCAGTGGTTCTCCAGCAACTTCGCTTCGTGCTTGGCGCAGTTGCCGAACGAGGCGCCGGGCTTGGACGGTTGGTGGCACATGGTGTCGCGCTGCCCCCAGTAGCTGTCGCCGACGTCCCAGGAGCACTGGCCGGCGTCGAAGGTGCGCTTCTCTTCGGGGGTGAAGCGGTCGGGGTCGGTGGTCGGGGTGACGATTCGGTTCTTCGGGTCCTGGCTCATTTCGTCTTCTTTCGTTTGACCTTGGGGGCATTTCCGGAGCAGGTGCGGCAGGGGATCTTGGTTCTGGTGACGGGGCGGCCGGTGAGCGGGTGGAGCTGGCGGGACTCGCCGATCGTTCCCGTGCCGCCACAGGTGGAGCAGGACGACATTGGTGGGCCTTCCTTGGGCCGGGCGGGCGCTCGACTCGTGGCCGGGCGCCCGCCCGGTACCGTTCAGATGATGTGGAGCTGACGGAGGAAGTCCTGCCAGATCAGCTCGAGGTTGGGGACGGCGGCGAGTTGCTGGGCGGTGCGCCAGGTCAGGTCGGTGAGCTCCCCGTTGGACCGGACGGTCGGGGGTGTCCGGCCGGAGAACTCGACGGTGAACAGCAGCCAGTGGTGCCAGTTGTCGCCGTCGACCGAACCGGCCTTGCGGTGGCAGCGGTCGCCGCCGATCCGGTTCAGGACGAGCTTGAGGTCGCGGGGCCGGACCCGCAGGCCGGTTTCCTCTTCGAGTTCGCGGACGGCGGCGTCGCGGAAGAGGGGTTCCTCGGTGCGGGAGCCGGTGGGGATGCGGGTGCGGAGTTCGTCGACGTGCCCGGCGCAAGGGGCGACCGCGATGGGGGTCTTGGCCCGCAGGCCGGTGAGGTAGTGGCCGTTCCAGATGGCGAGGACACCGACGACGGCGTGGTTGCAGGGGTCTCCCATCACCGCACCCGCTTGATGTCGATGCGGTCGGCGCGGAACGTCCACCGATGGGGCGGGCCGTTGCGCTTGGTCCGCGAGTTGATCTGGAGGATGGTGTCGGAGGCGTCGCGGCTGGCGATGGCCGCTTCGATCGCTTCGACTTCCTCGCGGGACAGGTCGGCGTACAGGGTTTGCGTCGTGCCCTTTTCGGGGCGGAACTCGATCTCGATCTGCACTGCGTGGTCCCCTTCCGTGGGGTTAGGCCGCGGCCTGGTGGCCGAGGTGGTGGGTGCGGGGCAGGTGGCGAACGTTGCTCGGGGTCGTGGCGGTGCGCCGCAGGGTGGTCTCGATGAGGTGGTAGGAGATCCCGGCGGGCAGGACGGCGGCGATGGTGTCGACGGTGGCGTTGGGGAGGCCGACGGCGGCCTGGGCGACGAGGCGGTCGAAGGTGTCCCAGCCGGGGCACTGGTCGCCGGTTGTGGTGGTGTAGGCGTACATGAGGGGTCCTTTCGGGTTAGGCGGCGCGCTGGTAGCGGCCGTGTTCGGCGGCTTTGGTGATGAGTCCTGCGTCGAGCAGGTCTCGGAGGATGTTTTGGATCTGGCGGTGTTTGAGACCGACGCGCTCCTCGAGGAGCCTGGGGCGGTCGATACCGGCGCTGACGGCGTCGAGGACGGACTGCTGTGACGGGGTGAGCCCTTCCACCGGCCGGGCCGCTGACGGCGTCGCAGCGGTGGTTTCGGGGGCGTTCTTGATGAGGCGGAACTCGGGGAACCCGACGATGTCGGCGAGGGGTACGACGGCGGTGTCTTCCGGCTCACCGCGCAGCATGTCCGCGGGTACATGGCCGTTGCGGAGCGCCTCGACGCGGGCGCGGGACCCAGCCCGGCCAGTGTCGGTAGAGGTGTGCCGGTCCCGATACGCCGTGCCGGCGGCGAGCGTGGCGGTGACCATGAGGGTGTCGAGGCCGGGCCGCGGCTGCTGCGCGAGCCAGTAGGCGGCGCCGGGGCCACCTGCAGGTTCAGTGTTGCGGTTCCGGAACGGGGCCGTGCGGACGCCGGTTTCCTCCGACCCCTGCACGTATGCGTAACCGGGGATCTTCGGAAGCGTCTTGGGGTCCACGGTCAGGCCGGCCATGAGCCCACCGGTCTGGTTGCTCGTGGACCGCAGCACCAGCGCATTGCCTTCCATCACGCTCGACCGGAGTGCCTCGTTGCTGCCGAACGTGATCAGGCCCGGGTACTGGGAGACGCACAGCAGAGCGATCCCGAGCTTGCGTCCCTCCCGGGCGAGGCGCGCCCACTTGACCGCGCGGACGTTGTCGGCAAACGGGTTGTGGCACTCCTCCACGGCGATGAGGAGGCCGGGACGCTGCGGTGACGGCGTGAACCCGGTCCAGCCTTCGACGGCGTTCTCTTCGGCGCGTGCGTCGAGTTCGGCGATGGCGGTGTCGAGGAACTCGTCGATCTGGTCCATCGTGACGAACCAGTCGGCGGCGTCGGCGAGGGCAGGACTGGAACCGCCTCGGGCCGGGTCCAGGTACCAGAATTCGGTGTCGCCGCCGGACAGCGCGGAGATGACGATGTTCTCCACGACGCGGCTCTTGCCGATGCCGGTGCCGCCGATGACGACGCCGGACCACATGGAGCCGGGGGTGTAGAGGCGGTAGACGGCTTCGCCGGATCCGTCGGCGTAGGGGCCCAGCTCGAGCAGCCCGCCGCGGCGGCGCGGCCCGGTGAACACGATGTCGCCGGAGATCGGCGACCGGGTAATGAGCTGGAACTTGCACGTCGCGGTGGACTTGAACGCAGGGTGCTGCTCCACGATGACCTGGTCAACGCCGTACCCGAGTCCGCCCGCGAGCTTGTCGAGCGCGGCGAGGGCGGTGGCCAGGGTCTGTCGTCCGCGCCACAGCTGCAGCGTGAACGCGAATCCGTGCTCGTGTTCTTGAGGGGCGATGAGCCGGGAGTTGTGCAGTGGGCCGCCGGCGCAGGCGATGTATTCGTCCCAGTCGGAAATGATCTGCTCGACTGGGGTGAGCGGCTCAGGGATGTCCTCGGGGTCGAGGAGGAACGTCGTGTCGTCGGCTTCGCAATCGGCGTCGGGGTAACCGGGCCGGTTGGCCTGCCACCAGCGGGCAGCGAGCGCATACTCCCCTGCGACCAGCATTGCGGCGTCTCCGAGCCCGACCCCGTACGGTGCGGCCGTCAGCCAGAGCCCCGCCCCGGCTCCGCCGATCAGCATCCGCTGCACCCACTCCGACCCGCGGCGTCGAGCCCGTGCCACGATGGCGCCGACCGTGGCGGCTGACGCGGCAGCGGCCATCATCGCGGCGCTGCCGGGCGTCAGCCCGCCGGTCGCGACGATCGCGTCGAGCGCGAGTCCGGCACCGACGGTGGCGCCAACGGCGGCGTGCGGGCCGATCTGGGCGCGGAGACGCACGGCGGTGTCGTAGACGTCGGTTCGGGTCCGGGCGATGGTGCCTTCGACGTCCCAGCGCGAGGACCGCGGCGCCTCCGTGCCGCTGGCTTCGGTCGGCCGCTCGATGGGGATGGCGGTGTACCGGTCGGTTGCGGCGTCGTCGCCGATGATGGTGGCGGTCATGGGGCCTGCTCTTCTCTCGTGTGCGTGATGGGGAGGGGCTGGCGTCCCGTGGAACGGCCCGACCCGGTGGTCGGGCCGCTCGGACGCGACGTCAGCGCCGGTCAGTCGCTGGTGACGAACTCGCGGGTGCCGGCGCCGCGGTTGGCCTCGTACGCCTCGGCGACCTGCAGCTGCTGCGTCAGGGTCACGGCGGCGCTCCGGTAGTGGGCGGCGGTGGTGTGGTGGCCTTCCATCGCGGCCTGCAGCGCCGCGATGGAGGCGCCGGAGGTGCCGCCGGTCTGCAGCCCGGCGATCGCGAGTTCGACCTGGGTGGCGGCTGCGTCGGCGGCGGAGGCGGAGCCGTTCGCGAACGCGATGGCGGAGCGGAGGCCGGTGATCTCTGCGGACATGTTCTTCTCCTTGCTGGGTTCGGCAGCGCGTTGCTGCCAGTCGGCGAACTGGATGACGTCCGCGCCTTGCGTGGCAGGCGCGGGAGATGGGGCGGCGGGAGCGGGGGCCCCGTCCGGAGAGGGCGCAGGTTGCGGTGCGGGCGCGTTCGGGGCGGCAGGTGCGGGCTGCGGTGCGGGCTGCGGTGCGGGCTGAGACGGGGGCGCGCTCGGGCTGGCTGGTACGGGCCGCGGCGCAGACTGTGGCTGCGGCTTCTGCGCGGTGTCCGCCGGTCGGCAGGCCAGGCATGCGCGAACTAGGCGCGATCCGTCTTCGACGGCCCGGAGTTCGTCCAGGCTCTTTACGTGCCCGCAGAAGAAGCATGGCAGCGCGAGCCGCGCCGGTGCGGGGCGCGGCGCGGACGGCGTCTGGGGCGGCGGCACTGGGGCGGACTTCTTCTCTGCGGCGTTGAGGCGCTCGTTCAGTGCGTACGCCTCGTCCTCGGCGGCGGCGACGTCCTTCTCGACGTCGGCGGCCCGCCGTCGGCCAGCGGCCTTCTCTGTCCGGCGGGAGCGGCGCTCGTCCGCCCGCGCCCACGCGTCCGCCCACGCGTTCCCGGCGAACTTGCGGGCCGGGCCCGGGCCGCGGTCACGGCGCTCCTTCTGCCGTTCCCACCGCTGCTGCTGGCGGCGGAAGCTCGGCGGGTCCTGCCCCCGGGACTTGAACACGAGGTCTTCGGTGACGTTGCGGGTGAAGTAACCCGCAATCCACAGGCTGAAGAGGATCGCGGTCAGCGGATCCATCAGGCGCCACCCATCTGCCCGACGAAGCTCGACACCTGGTTGGTGACGGACTGGACGGCGCCGCCGCCGCTGGCGCCCAGGGATCCGCCGACGACGAGCGCGAGCATCACCGGCATCAGGAACGCCGACACCTGCGCGGCGCGGTCGGCGCGGCGGTCGCACGCGATGTCTGCGATCGCGGTCAGCAGCAGCAGGAGCGTGAAGGCGATCGCGATGCCGGACGCGATCGCGGCTTCGCCGGTGATGTTGGCGAGGATCTGCCCGACCCAGTCGACGACCGCGGCGAACCACCGGCCCGCGAACGTGTACGCGAACCCGCAGCCGGCGATCGCGGCGAGGAGCATCACCGCGACCGAGACGGCGGCGGCGCCGCGGCGGAGCCGGACCCGCTTGGACACGACGAACCAGACGGCGGCGGTGGGGAGGAGAACGAGCCATCCCATGAGGATTTCCTTTCGGGTTAGAGGACCCAGGCCAGTGGTGGGACCTGGGCGAGGAGAACGATGAGGACGATGAGCGCGATCAGGCGGGTGCCGCGTTCGGCAGCCCACGCGACCCCGTAGGCGAGGCCGACGACGGGGAGTGCGATGAGGAGCGCGTACGCCTGCCCGACCCGCCGGGGTGCACCGCCGTCGCGGGTCCAGTCGCCGCGGGCCGCGTACGCCCACACGTCGCGGAGCGCGGGCCGGTCGGTGGACCAGATGTCGGGCGGGGAGAACCCGGCGGCGATCCCCCGGATCCCGTCACCCTTCGTGACCTCGGGGGCGTCGTTGGCCTTCTCGAAGTCGGGTGCACTCGGGGGTTGCGACTGTGCACTCTCGTCGCTATCCTCGCGCGGGCGCCCGCGGGGGCGCGCGTTGACTCCCGGGTCGGTCGAGTCAGCCGGACTGTGCACTGCACTGTGCACTGCATCCGCTCCCCCGTACGTGCGCGGGTCGCGCGGGTGACCGTGAGTGGCCGTCACTGCTGCTGCTCCTTTCCGCGGAAGAGCCGGTCGGCCGTCTCGATGAGGTGGGTGACGGCGGTCTCGGCGGTGGTGTGGTCGGGGTGGATCGCGAGCGCGGACCGCAGGTACTCGGCGGCGAGCGCGACCCGCTGCTTGGGGTCGTGGGCCTGGGCGAGGCGGATGTTCAGTGCGGCGCGGCGCCGCTCCGGCCGGGCGGTCCGGACGAGCGGGGTGCTCGTCCCGCGGCGCTTACCGGCCATTGCCGTGCCTCCTCATCCGCCAGCCCACCGCGACGCCGGCCGCGTAGGCGAGGACCAGGGCGCACCCGGTCGCGTAGAGGACCTTCTGGACGGTGAACACTTCGATGGCCAGTACGGTCGTGGCCACCCCCGCGAGTGCCCACTTGCCGCCGAACCGCCATCCGGCCGTGGTGGCCATGTCCACGCCGGTGGGCTCATCGGTGTTCATCCGGGCGTGGCCAGTGCCGTGACCATCGGTGGACTTAAGCGTGTGTCCACTGGTGGGCTCACCGGCGTGGTCACGCCCCTGGCCCTTGACGCCGTGCCCATGAGTGGGCTTACGAGTGGACTCTCGGGTGGTCACTGCCCCACCGCCTTGCGGACCATGGGACGAACGTTCATCTCGTCGAGGAGCTCCCGGACGATCCGACGGTTCACGCGGATCGCCTCCGCGAGGGGCTTCACCTGGGGCTCGCCGCCGCCGTTGTCGTAGTGCTCCTTGAGGGCCTTCTGCAGTTCGGTGCGGATCTGGTCGCGGGTGCGGCGCTTGGCCTTGCCGCCCGTGTTCGTGTTCGGCTGGCTGGTGGCGGGATCGGTGGTGACCACGGGGCTGGGCTCACCGGTGGGCTCAACCTTGTGCTCAGCAGCCGGAGCCGGGATGGGCATCGGCTTCCCCGTGGACTCACGGTGGCCACTGTCGATGTGGTCACCCGTGGACACAGGCGTGGGCTTCTGGAGGCTCAGGGGGGTGGGCCCAGCGGTGGTGACGAGAGTGGCCATCGGGGTGGGCCCAGGGGTGGCGACGGACGTGGGCTCAGTCGGATGGACACTCGGGGTGAGCTCCCCTACCGGGGTGGTCATTGCGGTGTCCACCTGGTGGCCACTGGAGCTGGACATTGGCGTCTGCTCACCAGTTGACCCAGCCGAGAAGCTCTTGGTGGGCACCTCGGCGGCCGGGGCTGAGAACAGGTCCTCGCCGCTCGCGATCTTTCGGAGGTCGCTCTCGTCGTCGCCGGTGACCATGCTGGCCTGCTGCCGCGCGGACGCGCGAACGTGTCCGCGACGATGTAGGAGAAGAACGCGAACGCCGCCGCCCCCGCGGCACAAGTGGCACCGATGATGTTCCCGCCGTGAACGTTCGCGACCATGGACGCCACCAGCGGCGCGACCATCAACGACCACAGCGCCACGTCCTGCCAGCGCTTGATCTTCCCGCCATGCTGGGAGAGCTCCGACTTGGCCAGGATCACGATCGTGGCGAGGCCAGTGAGCCCAACCTCCGCGATGTATCCGGACCCTGCGGGAATGCTCTCGTACTTGGTGGTGAGGTGCTCGAGGCCGCGGGCGGACCCGAACGCCAGCACGATCGACGTCGCGAGGGACACGTGCATGTAGCGGGTCCGGCTCGCGTAGAGGGCCCGAACTGACTTGGCCGGCGACGACGCCTCGCGCGCCTGCTGCAGCGACTCGAGGGCCTTCTCAGCGTGTTCGGCGCGGTTCTCCTCAACGCGGATCTTGCGGAGGTCTCGGCGGTCGTCGGCCTTGAGGATCTTCCGGTGTCGGCTGTCGCGCAGCTCGGTGGCGAACGACCGGACGGCCGGGTTGGTGCGGGGGTCGATGAGCAATTCCTGCCCGCCGATGCGGGCGAGGGCAGCGGCCTGCTCGGTCTGCTCCTCGACGGAGGACACCACGCTGGCGTCCTCGCGCTTCCAGTAGATCTTCACGCGGCCACCTCCTGCCCCTGACCACGCAGGCGACGCAGCGCCCGGCGCTCCTTCTCGGACGTGCCGCCCCAGATGCCGAACCGCTGGTCGGTGTCGAGGGCGAACTCCAGGCACTCGGCGCGGACCTCGCAGCCGCGGCAGACGTTCTTGGCGGCTCGGGTGGAGGCGCCCTTCTCGGGGAAGAACGCGTCGGGGTCGGTCTCGGCGCACAGTCCGCGGGTCTGCCACGGCACCTGGTCCTCGACTGCGGCGAGGCCGATGGCGAGCGGCGGCCCGGACGCGACCGGGGTCACTCGGCGGATCTGACGGGCGGTCATGGTTGGCTCCTAGTAGGGCATCGGGCGCCCGGACGGGGTCCGGGTGTCCGGCTTCGGCTTGGTGGGTTTGCGCGGCGGGCGCGGGCGGCGCACCTGCGTCACGGGTACTCACCCGGTCCGAAAGCGGCGGCGAGGGACCTGAAAGCGGCCTCCTCCCGGACCGGGAGGCGGATCGCCAGCGACTCGGGGTGCAGGGCCGGTTGGGTCTCGCGCAGCGGCTCGAGCACGGTGCAGCGGGTACACGACCGGGCGGCGGTTCCGGTGACGACCGGGAGCCGCACCTTCCACCGGTGATCGCATTCCCACGGCGGGGTGTGGCGGCGGAACCGTGCGGCGGCCGTCAGGATCGGGGTGGTGATGGCGTCGAGAGCGATGCTGAGGAAGAACATCAGCCGGTCACCTCCCGGCGGTCGTTACCGAGAACGGCGACGAAGAACAGACGCCGCCAGGCGGCGCCGTAGTCGCGGAGCCACTGCTGCGTGGAGGCGTGCCATTGCTCGTCGACGGCGATGTCGTCGAGGTTCGGCGCGACACCGAACAGCGCGACCCAACGGGCGATGTACTGCTGCCACCGTGCGCAGGTCGCGTTGCGGCAGAAGCACGGGACGACCGGGTGGGCCGGGGCCTGGAGCGGCTTGGTGATCCGGCAAGGCCGGCACATCAGGTGCACGGTCGCCGGGCGGCGCCCCTGCCCGTCGTCGAGGGCCAGGCGCCAGACGTGGCGGCCCTTGATACGGTGCATCGCGCGGAGAACGAACCTCACCGGAGACCACCCCGTTCCCGGATCTCCGCGGCGGCCTGGTCGACGGCTGCGGTCGCCCGGACCGCGAAGTGGCGCCCGCGGACGAACTGGGCCTCGCCGTCGCGGATCACGGACTCGAAGTCGTGGAACGTGCGGACGGTCTGCTCGCCGGTCGCTCCGGGCTGCGGGGTCGTCAGCCGCACCGCGCCACCGACGAAGTGGAACCCGTAGGGCACACCGTCGCGGACGTCCGCGTTCGGGTCGTACCTGAACTCGATCACGAACCGGAACTCGTGACCCCGCTTGGTGGTGTGCCCTTCGATGATCAGGGCGGGCTTGGTCGGGTCGTCGCCGCGGAGCTCGTCCTGCGTGGACGTGATCCCGTACCGCTCGAGCCAGCTGAGGAGCGCGAGCTCACCCATCTGGTACTCGACCGTTTCGACACCGCGGCGGGTGCGGACCTTGAAAGGGATGATGCCGTTGCTCATCGGGTGACCTCCCGGTTGATGTCGGCGGCGGGCACGGCGTGGCCGTAGGCGCAGCGCCACCGGATCGGGCCGCCTTCGAGGGCGCACTCGGGGTGCACGGGGCAGTGGGTCGGGGGACGCGTTGAGGTGCTCGGCTGCCGGGCCGGGGCGGGCGCCGTGGGGGCGGTGTTCACTTGACCACCGCCAGGTGCGGCGTCGCGTCGAGGCGGTCCGCGATGCTGCGGAACACGGCGTCGAGGTCCGCGGCGTCGTCGCGGGGGGCGGGCAGCCCGGCGGGCCGCTCGTACGCGGTCGCGGAGATCGTGACGCCGGCGTACATGCCGCCCTGCTCGATGGTGCGGACGGACACGTCGCGCCGGTGATGCCGTGCTGCTCGAGCAGCGCCGCGATTCCGGCGGACAGCGCGGCCGTGTCGAGCACGGGCCGCTCGGGCATGAGCGCCGCGGTCACTTCTTGTCGCCCTTCGCGGTCTTGTCGCCCTTGGCGAGCTGGGGGTAGCCGCGGCCCTGCTTGCCCCACATGCCGTGGGTCGGGGCGGTCGCGGTGCCGCCGCTGCTGCTACGGTTGTCGCTCACGGATCTGCACCTTCCTTTGCTGGTGGTTGGGTCCTTCAGCCCCGCCCGGCGCTGCTATCGCCGCGGCGGGGTTCTTGTGTCTGGGGCCTCCGCCGCCCCGAGCGGGGGCCGTGTCCGGGACGGCGGAGGAGATCACTTGCGCCGCTCCCGCTTCGGGAAGACGGTGCGCCACGCGTTCACGCAGGCGCGGCCCCAGTAGTCGCCGAGCGAACGGGCGATCTGCTGGACGTGCTCCTCGGCGCGCGGTTGCTCGGTGGTGGGCTCGTTCATCACGCCGCCCCCTGTCGGGAGGCGATCCAGGCGGCGGCGAATTCTTCGACGATGACTCGCCGACCTGACCGGACCTCGTTGAGGAGCGCCTCGACGAAGGGGCGTGAGACCCGGTAGGTCCGCCCGAATTGGAGGCCGGGGAAGTCGCCAGCCTCGAGTGCGCGGCGGATGGTCATTTCGCTGACGTCGAGAGCGGCGGCGGCTGCCTTGATCGGCATGAGGTCCGCGCTGGCGCGGGTTCTGGTGCCCGTGCCTCTCTGTCGGCTCCTGTCGCTCAGGGCGCTCACGCGGCTCTCGGTGTGCTGCATACCCATGAGACTAAGTCGCGACTAGTCGTACGTCAATCGGTATCGCGACTAATCGCAGATACAAAGAAGCCCCGCACCAGGTCGGTGCGGGGCTCGTACAGCGTTCGATCAGTCGCGGGCAGAGTGTCCATCAACCGACGCGTAAGAGACATGGCCTCATCGCCAACGATGGCCTCGTCCAGCAGGCGCGAGAACACTCGCCGATAGCTGGCTACCGTCTCCTCGTCATCCCTGCGTCCGTCCTCGTGGTAGGTCTCCACGAGGACGAACGGCCGGTCCCCGTGGTCGAAGATCGTGAACCCGTTGAGCTGCAGCATCTCAGCCTGACGGTCCTGCGGCAGGATCCCGATCGTCACGTTCGGCAGGGTTGCCACCGACATCACGCGGTCGAGTTGCGCGCGCATCAATGCTGGCGGCCCGGGCCGCCAGCGGAGCGCCCCCTCGGTCAAGACGAACTCGAACCGCTTGCTGACGTCGTAGAGCAGCGTCTGCCGCTCCAGCCTTCTGGCCACAGCATCGGCGGTCTTGTGCTCGTTGTCCGGGTCGATCAACATCAGTACCCGCCGTGCATAGTCGGCGGTCTGCAGCAGCCCGGACACCGCCGACGGCTGAAAGTTGTGCACGGACGTGCTTCCGGCCTCGACGTCGCCGATGTAGGCATTGCGGTCAGCGAGGGATCCGCGCCGCGCGGACCAGTCCTTCGACTCTGCCGCCAGCTCGGTCGCGAGGTCGACAATGCGTGCGGTCGTGTCTTCGTCAGCGCCGGCCGCCCGTGCCCATTTCTCCACGTCGCTGGGTGAAAGGAGAGTGCCGCCGCGCTCTGACTTCGACACCTTCGACTGCGACCACCCATGGGGTTGACCGAACCGGGCGGCGGACAAACCGGTGCCTTCGCGGAGCCTTCTCAGCTCGCGGCCCAGATCTCGCTGGGCTTTCGTCGGCTTGGAGGTCATGGCGCGTGGTGCCTTCCGTCGGGATGCCGCCATGCTAGTCCCGCAGGGACGAACAACCCATCGTTAGCGCGACTAGTCGCGGGAAAAGGGTTCCCACGTGGCGCGCTGCGGGCTAGCGTGGCGGGAGTCACCCAGCTCCCTGAAGGCTCTGTCATGGCTCTACTCACTCCAGACGAGTTCGCGACCGAGTTCGGCAAGTTCACGCGCTCGGCGTTCCGTCTTGAGCTCTTCGACCACTACGTCGCCTCGAACGAGACCGAGCCCTTCCGCCTGTTCCTCAACGGAGAGATCCCCTCTCCCGAGTGGCGGCAACCGTGGCAGCGCCTCGTCCGCGGCAAGGTCGCGGCCGGCGCCACTATGGCGCGCGTGCATGTGGTCACCGAACCCCTGACCGACTACACGCTGTTCGAACTCACCTGCGCCTACCCCGCCAGCGTCGCGGCGGGGGAGGACATCCGCGTGCTGCCACGTCACCGCACGCGCGAACTGGACCTGCCCGACACTGACTTCTGGCTGCTCGATGACCGCGTCGCCGTCATGCACTACGACCGACATGGCAACTGGTTGAGCGTCGACTTGCACCGTGCCCCGGACATGGCGCTGCGGTACGAACAAGCCCGAAACGCTGCCATGGCGGCAGCCTCTCCGCTCGCCCTCTACCTCAATGAAATCGCCCACCGCACTGAGGAGCACCAGCATGGATGCCACCACCGTCGAGCGTCTTAAGTCCGCCGCCTTCCGCAAGGCTGGCGGGAGCGGAGACATCGGCTGCGTCGAAGTCGCCTTTGTGGAAGACGCAGCCGGCGTCCGCGACTCGTACGACCGCAGCGGCCCGATGCTGGCGTTCACCGCGCCCGCGTGGGTCACGTTCACGACCGCTGTCCGCACGGGACGGTACGACCTGAGCCGTGGCTGAAGAGGGCGTCACGACGATCCGAACTCTGGTCAACATGCTCACTCTGATGTCGTCCGCGCTGCCCGACGGGCTGGAGACTCGGGTCGAGTTCGGCATCTGCGACGGCGAGAACCTCCAGATGGTCGACAAGGTCGATCTGAGCGACTACACCACCGTGACTGAGGACGGCCGTGAAGAGGAGACCGTGGTGGCGTTCCGCGGGCATGCGCATCCGGGGCAGTCCCCAGGGCGGTTGCTGCAGGGCGTGACGGCCGACGCCGACGAGCAGATGCACCGCCTCGTCGAGGACGACTGACTCGGCGCACTCCCGCAGCTACCGCGTCGACGTCAACGGAGCGCGTCCGTTGCCCTGAGGCCCGCATCCTCGACCGGAGGATGCGGGCCTCTCGCATGCCTACGTCTTCAGTCCGCCTCTCTCCCACTCGCGGACCTGGTTGGGGCTGAGCTGCCCGGCTTGAACGGTCGCGGCTACGAGCGCGAGCTGGGCGTGGACCTGGGCGCGTTGGAGACGGCTCGCGTTCGCGGGGTCATCTTTGTTGCGGTTGACCTTGTCGAGGAGCCGTTGGGCTTCCGCGTAGTGGTCTGGGCCGCTCGTCACCATGCTTGTGGGCCTTCCGGTGAGGGGTCTGCGCCAGGGGTCAGGACGGCGGTGAGGCCGGCTGCGCGGTTGTTGGTGGAGTGCTGGGGCTCGCTGGCGGTGGGTTGTTGTGGCCGGGGACGGGTTTGGGCAGGCCGGTGACGCACGAGTCCACGAAGAACTGCCGGACCTGGGCACGCCATTCGGTAGATGCGCCACCGCCGTCGATGTCGGAGGGGATGTCGTCGTCGGCGAGCCCGTCGTAGGTCGCGCCGCAGCGTTTGGCGTCGATGTGTGCGCCTTGGGCGGCGAGGAGCTTATGGGTTTCGGCGCCGCGGTTGGCGATTTTGCGTAGGTAGGTCATGCGTTCGTCGTACGACGCGGCGCAGGCGGTGAGGGTGAAGGTGAGGGTGAGGAGCGCGGCTGCGGCTGCGGGGGCGGGTTGCGGTTTCACGGCGTGGTTGTGCCCGTCTGTGGTGGGTGGGTCACGGGGGCGGCCAGTTGCGGCAGGTTGCCGCGACTACGTCGAACGCGGGTTGACGGATCAGTCAGATGGGGGCTCGGGAACCAGTGGTGCTCCCGTGACGGCGTGGCGCTGATTCGCCCGCTAAGCGCCGAAGGGGCGTGGGGTCTATATCGCCTACGGGTCGGCGGGGGTTTGGCGCTCCTCGTTGATTCTGGCGCGCTCTGGGCGTTGTCCTTCGCCGTCGAGGGCGAGTTTCGGCGAGGCTCGCGCGGTCGATGCGCAAGAAAGATCTTGGGGTAAGGGGAACAGGGGAAAGGGGAGTCCGTAGTTACTACCGTTACGTTCCCCTCTCCCCTAGAAGGGTCGGCGAAGGGTTCCGCTAACCCTTCGGCGAACCCCTGCGCTAACCCTTAGCGGAACCCCTGAGTCTTGTCACTGACCTGCGAATACGTGACCAGGGTGGCGCTGCCGCTGGCTGGAACGGGGGGCGGTGCCGCGCGGGTCATCGGTGCAGGTCTCACCTGAGGTTTTCCACAGGCCGCGAGCCCTCGACGTAGTGACGCACCCCCTTCCATTGGGGGTGCTGGCGGGGCTACTGGAGGGGTTCCGCTAACCCTTAGCCGAACCCCTCCGCTAACCCTTAGGAGCGGCCCTCACCTGCATAAACGTCGGCGGGCGGTTGCCTCTGCGGCGCAGTCGCGAGCAGGCTGCGGCCTGCACGTCCGCGGTTGGCCGGTTGCGCTTCGCCTGGTTGCTGGTGTGCGAGGCCAGGTCGAGGCGGCGCATTGCCCGGGCAAACGCCCTGATCGGGGCTGTGAGGAGGGTCCCGAGGGGAGTAGCGGCAAGGGTTAGCGGAACCCTTAGCGGAAGGGTTCCGCTAAGGGTTCGGGCAGCCCAGACGTGGAGAGCCCCGGTTCGGTTGGCGGGGCGTCCGCCTTCGGTCGTTCCTGCTGGTTGAAGCCCGAACGGGTGGGGCGTTGTCCCACACTGTCGTTCCACTCGACAGGAAGGGGCGCCATGGGGCAGCCGCAGGACCCGGGCCAGCAGTATCAGCAGGGGCCGATGCCGCCTCCGCCTCCGCAGCCTCAGGTGGTGTACGTGCAGGCGCTGCGCCGCAGGCCGTGAGCGCCAAGCGCGGGATGTCGTTCGCCGGGCACGGCTTCAACTGGACCCTCACGTTCTGGACGTGCGGGATGTGGCTGCCGATCTACGGGTGCTGGTGGGCGACGGTCCGGTCCTGGCAGGTGTGGCGGAACTGGAGGAACCACAGGAAGCACTACAAGGTGTACGGCTGATCGCTTGGGTCGTAGTCAGAGTGCGGGCGGCCGGTTTGCGGCGGGATGTCACACGCACGTTGGAAGGTCTGCGTGAAGGGTTGGTCTCGTCTCGCCAAACACCCGACGTACACGGTCCGTCTGCATGTAGTAACGAAGCGTTGCGGTTCGTGGGCACGTTCAACGAACCGTTACCAACCAGTAAGGACCAGATATGCACATCCGTTCCCCCCAACGGGTACGAATAAGGACAGGGGAAGGAGGGGGCACGCACATGGCCGCGATCAACGACGTCGCCGCATACATCCTGCAGAAGCGGGGTCCTATGTCGGCGATGAAGCTGCAGAAGCTCTGCTACTACGCCTACGGCTACCACCTCGCGTGGGAGGAGCGTCCCCTGTTCCCCGAGCGGTTCGAGGCATGGGCCAACGGGCCTGTCAGCCCACTGCTGTACCGGCGGCACCGCGGCCGGTTCCAGCTCGCCGCCGGCGACATCTCAGGTGAGCCCGCCGCGCTGGACGAGGGCGAGCGGGAGTCGGTCGAACTCGTCCTAGACGGCCTGGGCGAGTTCGATGCCCATCAGTTGTCGGCCATGACGCACCGGGAAGGCCCGTGGGTGAGCGCCCGCAACCGCGCTCGCGTGGGCCCGATGGAGCGCAGCAGCGAGGAACTCACCGACGAGGAAATCGGCGAGTACTTTGACGCGCTCACCGCCGCTGACGCCCATGGGCAAGAAGGCTAAGCTTCGCCCCTCGCCGGAAGTAGTTCGTAAGCCGCTGCCGCGGTGCCTTTCGGGTGTCGCACATGACGGCGAGGGCGATCATCATCCGCTGTGGCGGCTGTCGTTGCTGGACGCCGAGTACGACGGTGAATGGCATTGGCGGGTTGACCGGTCGACGAGCGCGATGCTGGTGCGGTTCCTCAGCGATATGGAGCGGCTGACCTGGCGGGAGATCTGGGATCAGCGCACGCACAGCAAGCGGCGGGACAGCCAGAAGCACAAGTGGATCCCGGTGACCAGCCTGGTGAAGACAGCGCAAGATCGGCTTGCTGAGTTGCGGTTGGACGAGTTCGAGGAGATGTTCCGGTTCCGGGTCGGCAACATGGGCCGACTGTGGGGTGTGCTGTCGGAGGAGTCACCACGGGTGTTCTACGTGATCTGGTGGGACCCGGAACACAAGATCTGCCCGTAGCTGCGAAGACAAGGCGCTCTCCCGCAGCACAAGCGGGAGAGCGCCTCCTCGGTGAGGTTGCTCTACAGGATGACCTGTTCTCCGACAATGTCGCCGTTGTGGCCTTTCGCTATGACACGGACTTCCGACCAGGTGAGGGCGTTCCGCAGGGTGTTCGCCGCGACCCATGCCTGGTGGTGGTCGGTGAACCAGTAATCGCCGCCGTGACGCATGGTGCCGATGCCGTCAGGGGCTGGCTGCCGCGGGATCCAGGTGGAGCCGTCCCGAGACGACTGGACCTGGAACGCGGCGGCATCTCGGATTCGGAATCCGGTCGACTGGTCACCCATGGGTGCTCTTCTCGGTGGTGAGTCGCCAGCGCATGGCGCCGTCCCACGCTCTCCACCACGAGTCCTTGTAGAACAGGTCGGGGCGGCCACGGTTGACGGTGCGGTCCTCGTAGGCGACCTGGATGTAGATCCCTTCCGCCTCGACGACGCGGCCAAGGTGTCGGCGTCCTCCTTCGAGCGGGGTTCGGGTGGCTTCGTCGTGCTCGACAACGAGCACCGCCTCACCGACCTTCAGTGCGACGTGGTGGGCGCGGACAGCGTGTGGGTCAGGAGCAGCCAT